GATCAACCTCAGCTTGAGCTACACGCACTGCCTCATTAGCTTTTTCTAAATCTTCTTGAGCCTTGGCAATTCTACGCTGATCAATCTTGGGGGCGGGCTTCTTCTTAGGCTTAGGAGTGTCTTCTTTATTCTCTTCTTCAGCTTGGGTAGTTGCTGGCTTTGGAGTACCTTTCTTAAAGTTCTCTATCTCCTGCTCTATACCCTTTAGCTTCTTCCTTTGCTCTTCTATCTTAACCCTGTGAGCCTTATACTTCTTAGAGTTTGCTGACTTAAATTTACCGCCATTCTTTTGGGTTCTGCCTTCCGCTACAAGCTTGTTTAGTTTTGCCTTAGCAGCTTTCTTTTGATTAACTAAACTCTTAAGTTTTTTCGCGAGCTGATCCTTTGACTCTGTTGGTTTCTCAGGGTCTTTTCCAATTCCCTGTAGCTCACTCAATAGTGACTCTCCTTTTTGTGCGGGCTTGGTGCTTGCGGCTTCAGGCTTTGGATTACTCTTAACTCTAGCAGCGGCTAATTCTTTTGCACGCTTTTCTATAGCAGCGTCCTGATCTAGTTCAGTATCAATCCCTATGTCTGCAACTTTTTGTTTAGTGATCGCTTCAAATCGCTTCTTTGCTTTTTCCGCTATTTGATCCCAGCTTAGCTTCTTAATACTCTCGGTGTCTATAGAGACAGGAAGTATACCAAGATCGTTATACCGATCATTGACTTCATTAAATATACTCTGACCGTCCCATCCCCCCTCAAGGTAGTAGCCAGACCCTAATCTATTTATAAGAACCTCTAGATCATATACCTGCTTTTGATCTTCCGTACTAAGCTTGGCGTATTCTTTTGTCTTTGTGTAAGATATATTGCCTCCGCCAATTTCAAGATTTCTTTTTGTAAAATCATCCTCACTGGATTGACCTTCTACCTCTTCCCTGGCCTGCCTATACTCTTCCTCGGTTGGCTCAGACTCTTTATCTTTAGCGATAGCTTCATCTAGGGAACTAAAGTCTGTTTTAGGTTTAGCTGGATCCAGTAAATCCTTAAGGGTAATACTTTCAGAGTCTCTTAATTTATTTACTATTGTTTCAAACCTATCACTTGCATTATCATTCCTTAAAAACCTTACACTCCCATCACTTTTTAGCTTCTGTCCAGCTTCAGTTGCACTAAATCCCCTATTAAGTAAGTCTCTTTGTATCTCTAAGTTTGTCTTCCCATTTTTTATACCTTGGCGTATTATTGATTCTATGAGTTTTACTTGTACGGGTTCAATTAATTTATCTGGCTTATTAGGTTCCTTTGCAGTAGGGCCAGATATGAATTGAAAACCACTTACCTCTGTGGCAGGCTCAGTAACTGCAGGTTCAGTAACTTCCTCTTCTGTTATTAAGTTAGTCTCTACATCAGGAAACTTTTCTAAAAGTTTTTCTACCTCAGCAAGCCTTGCGTTTGCATCGTAGTCAGGGTCAAGCCTTGCGTCACCTTCCGCAAGCATATCAGGCGGATTGGCTAGATCTTGTTCAATGCTATCACGCTCCCGCTCAAGAGCTTCTCTTTCTTTTTGCCTCTCCTGACTCCTTCTCTTTTCTTCGGCCTCAATAATAGGCCCGAACTCGGCTGTAGCGGATTCCGTGCGAACATCTGCTTCAGCCTGTAGGTCAGCTTGACCTTGAGCAGAAGCCTGCTGAACCCTCATTAAATCTTCCGCAGTAGGCACACCAGTTATACTCTCAGTTGGTATAGTTACAACTGGCCCAGTCCTGCCAATGCCCGCTACTTCCCCAGAGAAATCGAAGTCTAGTATAGGCTCAATGGATGTACCCTCTCCTGTAGTCCTGACAACCCTACCTATTTGGGGCGTACCACTACTTCCAGTATAGCTAACAATAGCACCCTGCTTAGATGTATCTATAGTTTGATCTGAATAGGATGATGTGTTTGAGCTTAAATCAGTTTGATCAGGTGCGGGAGGAGTAGACCCCTTACCTACAGCTGTAAGTCCACCACCTATGGAACCTGCGACCGCACCAATTATACTGGCATTAATTACCTTAGATTTTGTAAAGTCATCCCACTCTACATCCTCTCCTCTTTCCCATTTAGGAGCAGCCGTATTAATAAATTCTTGGAAGCCTTCAGTGCTTCCTTCTAAGGCCATACCTATGCCGACCTTGCCTAGGGTTGAATCCTTTGACCTCTGGACTTGCTTACCAAGCCAAGTTAAGGCTCCATCCTTAACAGCCTGAGATTCTCCCATTAAGTTGGCTCGCTTAAGGAATGAACGACCAACCCATGCGGGTAGTATTGAATCAGGTAATGCCGCTATACTTCCATACGCAAGTGCAGGTGCTTGAGCCTCTTCATGTGAAAAACCATCACCACGAAGTGTATTGTATATCTCACCGCTATTTAAAGCCAATGAGTTTAAAGTTGAAGCACCCATGCCGCCTCTCATTTTCCATAGCTGAGCTGCGTAGTCTTCAACATCCATGATCTCGCCAGCCCGCTTTCTCCCCTCAAGGACAGCCTTGTGACCAACACCATATGTTGGATTCTTTCGGGTGACTTTTTGAGCCATAGACTTCCGCAAGTCTTGCCTCATCTTAGATGCCACACCTTTCTTTACAGCTGCCTTACCTGAATAGATTGCTGCGGCTCCTGTTCCTGCTGTACCGCTACCAATAAAGTAAGCGGCTACACCCTCAACCAAAGATGGTATAGCTTGCCCTAATATATTCGCAGAGTACTCGCGTAAAGCTTTACCACTTATCCCGTTGGCTCTAAATAAATCTTCATACTTTCTTACTGATGCCCTAGGTGCATTTGTCTGAAGATCAACACCCCACTGGAATGCGGCCTCACCCCCTGGCAATCCTGTCATACCATAGCCACCAGACATTGAACCAACCATTCCTCGGGTTGCTTTATTGAGTCCACCACCGAACTCATCAAGCATACCACTGTCTTGATTTTGAAGATCGAGATCTAAATAGTCATCTCTAAACTCAGGGTTAACGGACTCTGCAACCAATGCACGCATCCCTGCGGATCCTTCGCTCGCCTGAGTATTTCGTAACTGATCGCCAATGAATGTGGTTAGCTCACTATCTGACCGTGGATCATATGTTCCTTGCTCAGCAAGTTTAGCCCTATACTTTGCAACAAGCTCATTGGTTCCCGTCCTGCCGTCAAGCTTGCTAGGCAGATCATTCTGCCTAATCTCACTATATAGGCGGTTGATCTCGTCTGGAGACTGAGCCATTAGGGTGTTTGTTGAGATGCTTGTTGGGCTGCCGCTGCTGCTTCTCTATCTAGAATCGTCTGCACTTGCGGTCTAAGTGTGCCATCAGGGTCTCGTTGTGCAAGCATATTTTCTATATAGCCATCAAGAGTTGCGTAAGCACCTTTCGTACTTGCCTCCATAGCCTCCACATCTTCCACGGTGCTGGCATCCAAGAAGTTTCTAAGGTTCATTGCTACTCCATCGCTAGATGGGGAAGGCGAGAGATACTGTATGAAGTCATCATACATACTGTCGCCCTGAGCATCATCCATTCTATCGACAAGTCCTGACATTGCACCTTCTTGCGACTCATTAAGCCTCTGCCTCATCTCAAGCAAGTATCTCACTGCCTGCCCATCATCTGATATGTTATCCGTTTGATCTAAAGCCTTTTGAAATTCATTAGATCCATCACCTTCATCAGGAGAAAAAGGATTACCAAATCCAGTTGCACTATGCATATCTTCTATTCCAGAAAAAGCGTCACCACCCACTTGGGTATCCTCGACACCGCTTTCATATCTTGCAAGGGGAGCTATACCTGGCTTTAAGGAGTTAGGTATCCCCATTGCAGCATTCAAGGCATTCCTTTGTTGACCAGGTGTCGCAGGTGTAGGTGCATACATTTGCGGGCGAGGTTGGGTTATCCCAGAGTAAGATGAGTAATCCACACCACCACCCTGAACACTTTTAAGTATTTGTGCTTCCCTTCCTTGTAACTGCCTGAGCGTTCCATTGATTGAAAGTATTTGATTCTGGATCCGAGGATCCTGCAATGCCGACTGCTTCGTCTGGTTTACAAAATTTCTATAATCGGTTATGTATTTCTCCGCCAAGTCAGTTGGTGCAGTATTCTTAAGCCAATTCATAAATGAACTAGTACTCATGGTCACACTTCCCCGTTGGCCTTTTGGCATGGTGACATTCATGCCGCTTGCACTAAGCCTTGCAAGGAAAGCTTCATTCATCGATATGGTTCTCTCGCCAGCCTCTTGATCAACGCCTTGACCTGGAGCTAGGGGTGTCTCAACAAGTAAACTGTTCTGTATATCAGCCAACTGCATACCTTTGGCTCGGATCTTTTCTCTAAGATCGGGCAACTCACCTGCCATTAATTCAGACTGACCTCGAAGGTATTCACGGTTAGCTTCCAAGTCTTCTTCAGCGTATCGCCTATCCCTTTCGATATCTTTTTCAGCGTATCCCCTATCCCTTTCGAGATCTTCTTTATCGTATGCTCTTTTCGTTTCAAGATCTTCCAACTGGAATCCTCTTCGCATCTTAAGATCTTTCCTTGCTGCTTTACGCCTTGCCTCAAGTTCCATCGCAAGACGCTCGGCAGAAGCTTCGTTTCTCATACCCTGCTCAAACTGAAAGTCTTCTCTGCCCTGCTGCCTTTTTAACTCAGCCTGTCCTTCGTTGTATCTCCTTTGTTCCTCAATCTGCTGCATAAGGAAAGGATCCATAGGCTTATTTATTAAAGGTCTTACATAATTAGCTGCCATATTTTCCTCCTATTATTCCCAATCAAAATCAAAATCAGTATCAAAGTCCCCAAGCCCTAGGTCACCGCCACCTAAGTCAAACTCATTCTGACCCCCGAGCTGTCCGTTGGCTGCGGTATACTCATCGTGTGTATATGCCTCACCAGTTAGCGGATTCAATCCATATCCTAAATCCTCTTCGGTTCCCCCGAATGATCCGTCACCCTGACCTTGGTTTTGTATATTCCCTGCAGCAGTGCCTGCTCCACCTGAGTTATTAAATGCATTTACTGCACCGCCACCCGCTATCTCCACAGGAGTTAGCCCTAGGTTCTGAGACTCACTTAAGAAATTTGATGACTGCTCACCTAGATCTCCCAGTCCCCCAAGCTCAAGATCTAAACCTCCAAAGTCTAATCCTAATTCCTCATCAGACATTTGAAAGTCACCAGTGGTAGCCTCATATAAGGCAAGCTCTTCTTCGGGTATAGCAACACCAAGCTCATCCATTTCCTCCTTAGTATATACCTGTATTTTGCCCTCGGCATCGGTGACCTCAAAGTATCCCGCGTCTGCGTTCCACCTTACGACTTTCCCAGTTTCTAGGTTGGGTAAAGAGCCTGTGGTTGGAGCGTACGGATAATTTTCGCCTGTATTCTGATTTTCTGGATTAACCCCATTCTGTCCTGCGTATAAGTCTTCAACAAAATCATCCACTTCCCTCTCGACCTTATCCTCTTCACTCTCAAAGAATCCCTCCTCATTAATACCCTTTATGGAAAAGGAATCAATAACCCCGTCTCCATCGGTATCTACCCCTTCGGTTCCAGGCACTGTCTCACTTAAAGGATTACCATCGTCATCGAAAAACCCTGTATCAGATCCATCAAGATACTCCCTACCCCCATTTACTGGGTTTATCTGGTAATACTTGCCTGAGTCTGGCTCATAAAATAATGTATCCTGCTCGTTGATAACTCCATCACCATTCATGTCAGTGCGGTCATCAACCCCATTTCCGTCATCGTCAAGTATAGCACCTGGGGGAAGGCTGGGATTCATAACAACTCCACCACCGTCACCAGTTGTATTAGAGTCATCATCTGTTGTGGTTCCCGTATCACCACCCACCACAATGGTTTCTCCATTTGAACCTACTAGATTACCATTATCACCCGTCTTATATGTGACAGTTTCCTCATCATCCCCACCGAATATAGAACCTATACCACTAGCAATGCCAGCGAAGCCACTCTTAATACCCGCAAGCATACTTTCAATGAGTCCATCTTTTTCCGCACCTTCACTCTTAGTGATACGATCTAGTAAATTACTCAACCAGTCAAACTCAGGATGGTGCATTTGCTCAGCAATGTCAGGGTCTCCAAAGTTTGCTGGGCCTACTCTATACTCAGCAAGCATATCCTGCTCAGTTTCAACACCACTTGCTAAAGCCTTATCCCTCTCTGCTATACGATCCATCTCGTACAACTCTTGTTGGTAACCCTCAAACTTAAGCTTATCCCTTATGTTGGTTATGTAATCTTTATTCTTTATTAAATTTCCAGCCGCTGTTGCATCAGCAGCACCCTCTCTTTGGGCTTGCTCCACTCCTGATTTACGCAACCGCTCCTCTCCACGCACATTCGCGTCACCCTGCATCTGAGATGATTTAACGGCAGCTTCACCCTCAAGCCTAGCTCTTCTTACATGAGCATCTCCAAGTATCTTTGCGTTCTCTATGTTTATGTCAGACAACTGCTTGGCAAGCACAGTATTGTTGGCGAGAAATTCTCTGGCTAGATCTCTAGTGTGGCGAGATGAAAGCCCTTGGAATCCGCCCTTGTAACGCTCAGCCTGAAGGTCGTTGTATATATCCAACCTTGCTTCTTTTGCTGAAGCGGAGAGTAGGTCATACTTGTCCTCATTTGCGGCTACCACCGCCATTGCCCTGTAATACTCCTGGTCAGACACAGACTCAGCTTGATCGTTAAGGGCATCACCTACATCAACAGCCCTGCGGAAGTCAGCTTTATTAATCTCTCCAGTTCCTATAGAGTCGGCAAGATTGATTGCATCCGCAGTATCACCGAGTATAGCATTCAAGCTATTAACCAATTCAGTCCGTGCCTTTGACAGGGACTCAACCTTTACCCCATCCTCTTCTATGTCTTCATCAATTAAGGCTGATGTTATAAATGTACTTGTTCTTTCAGATTGAAGATCCGCAAACTTAGCTATCGCATCAAGGAGTGCTTTCCTTTCCTCTGGTGTCTCTAGTTGTTGTACGACTTTCCTTATTTGATTCTGATTAGCAAGTACTACATCCTCAACCTCTCTGCTGTATAATCCCTCACCTCCGTAAGTTTCAAAACTTGTTGTACCACCTATCTCCTCAACGCGAGCCTGTGCTTCAGCTTGAGTAGCGAAGCTTTCATTAACTGTACCATCACCATTTTTATCTACGCCAAATGTTCCATCGCCATTTGCTATTACAACTGCGGGATTATAAAAGTATCCACTTCGGTTACCTTCAGGATCGCTAGTATCGTAACCCCTACTTTTCTTGACCCATTTTTCTTTTAAGTCATTACCTTCTTTTGCTATTTTTTGAGCGTGTGCATTAAAATCTTCTATTGCCTTCTTACCCTGCTCGGACTTCCACCAGTCCATACCCATGCCCATAGCCTCACTGCCAACAACTGACTCCATGAAGTCCATAACGGACTTACCGCTATCAATCAGGATATCCCCAATACCTTTTACTTTTTCTTCAGTTGCCATAGATCTTACTCCTCTCCTGCGTTATACTTCACATGAATGAAGTCTAGTATTTCAGGGAATGTAAATCCTTTCTCCCTGGCTTCCTCGACCGCAGAAACAAGTTCGGGTGTTCTATTGAAATCACGCATAGCTCTTTTCTTATCCCGATCTTGCTCCTCTTGAATTTCCTTCTCTCTCGCAACCGCTCCCGCTTTATCTTCATTCTCAAGCCTAGAGAGTAGCGCCTCAAACTCTGGGCCTCCGCAACCCTGTAAAACTGCAGGATCTGTTGCCTCAAATGCGTCACCCCATCCCATAATATCTATATCTGAAGCAGCACCATCAACGCAGACAGTTAAGGTTTCTTTTTGCAAGCCTAACAGCCAGCCATTAATAGTTTCAATCTCCGCCTCGTTCTCGCAAACTCTAGCAGCTAACCCTTCCAAAGTTCCAATTAAGCCAATTACCTCTGCCCATAGATCTCCTATTTGAGTCCAAACTGCAACAGCTTGCGCGCCAAACGCTGCCCAAAGATCTGCTATCTGAATTGCGTTATTTCCTATTTGTTGCCCAAGTGCCGCTATTGCTGCAATAAGCCCATTAAATACTTTGTTCATCCAGTTCTCTAGCTCCGTTAAAGCCAGCTTGACCGCCGCAGATAGCTTCTGCATTTGCTCACTAATCTTATTAACATGACCTATTATTTGGTTAAGCCTATTCTGGAGGGTGAGAATATCCTCAGTGTTGACCGCAACATCATCAGCTAAATCACCCAAGTCATCAGCGATCTTTTGCACAGTTGCTGCGAGATTCTGTATCGCCTCAATGATAGGGGATAAATCTATACCATCTCCGTCAGGATTAATCAGAGCATCTAGCAACTCAAGTATAGTTTGTATAGCTATATTTATAGCATCAAGCTGAGCTTGGAAACCCGATATCGCTACATTAATCTGAAAGTCTACATATGTCTGTATCCTGCGAACTAGCTCCTCTATATCTATCTGCTCTATCACATTAACATTAGTAATGAACTGACTTAGATACTCATTAAATATAGTATCTGGCGACTCGAAGTATTCATTAATAATATTCCTGAAGTCAAAAAACTCCTGTATATTTTCAGTTACAAAGACTTCATTGAAGTATGTATTAAAGTTCTCGGTGAAGAATTGTTCTATAAATTCGTTCAAGAACTCATTAAAGGTCGGGCCTCCAATTATAGTGTTTGTTATAAAGTCACCCTCGTTAACAACCCACCTCTTTAAGTTCTCGGTGAAAAACTGATTATTGAAAAGCTCATTAATTGTCTCCTCATTCCACTGAACATTGCTTACTTCTGTTTGCAAGTATCTAGTGTTTGCATCTACACCAAGTATAGCTCTACGCAAAAGCTCAAGATTGTCATCGGCTTGCGTATGATTTAGAGGCTCACCATTATACCTACGCAATGTAATAAATTCGCTCTCCGTATAGTCAGGTGCGTTCCCAGGGTTATTATTCTTTAACCTAATTATGTCTTCGTTAAATGGTAAGCTCATGTGATATACTCCAATTAATTATATTTTACACTTAAGATCAACTATCATTTTCCATTTGATCATTGATAAAGTCTATTTGCTCTTGCGTTAGTGGCGTTATTTGGGACTCAAGGGAGAACTGCAGCACCCCCTTAACTCTCTCCCACCATGAAGCCAAAGCACTGTTATACTCTTCAGCCCACTCAAATTCTTCTGGCGGAATTACAGGAAGCTCCATAGATGTTGGCAGGTTCACAGTTTTAGCTACACCTTTCCTTATTGGTGTTCTGATTTTCCTACCCACCTGTTCCTCCTGCTACAACTCTTCCGCCGCCACCACCACCACCATAACCTTCTCCCGTGGCCTGAGTCTGAGATCTACTATTAACATCTGATACCTCAAACATTCTAGATGCCAATCGCAATGGATTATCTTTTCCAGTGACAGTTATCTTATCCTTATAAAATAAAGCTCTCGACCAAACAGGAACCATAGTTTCATCATCAAGATCATCAATCGAGTGATCCACCACAAGAACTTTCTCATCAAGTAATGATCCTTGCGTGAACAGCTGCATATTAGTGCCTATCGCGGGATCTGTTTGATCAAGTAATAATACATAAGATCTAATGTCTTTCTCATTAAATCTATCCTTAAAGTTCATTAATGTACTTGAAAGTACTGAGGTGTAATCTAGTCCCACCCTATTAAAAACTGATGGTATATCTCCGTATCCATAGCCATATGTATATACAACCCCATCGTAAGATATGATTGCCATGTCGTCACTCCTCTCGGTGAATGGATTATGAGGACGGCGGATAGTTAATCCCGCAGTGAAGTGCTGATCGATATGCGATAAGGTGTTCGTTCTATAGTCGAAGGCAAGCGTTGCCTCATCTTCGAGTTCTCTTGGCAGGCATAACCATATTTCACCAGTAAGTGCATTATCGTAAGAGAACACTGTCTCCTGATCATACAAACTTAAATCCTTCCAGAACTGCGGGCCAACCTGAAATGCCGAGACCCAAGAAGGTTCAGCCTCCGTTAGGTCAACCTTAAAAACTCCAGTAAGTCCAACGAATATATGATACTTATCTACGATATTTGATACTGAATGCCTAAATAGGGCAGCGCGATTTCCAGTGTACCTCTCGGTAAAACTAAATGGATCTGAGCTAGACTGTGTTAGTTGCGCCATCCAATAGCCTGTCTGCCTATAGATGATAAGTACATCCATAAGCTTTTCCATTTTAAGTATCCTGCTACCATCACCTAATATCTCAGTAGAGCTTCCTCCTACTGTATTTGAGAATGCAGTACTATTATGAATGAAGTCAGATACCACAATAGATTGTTCATCTCCAGCTGTGGCAGATACCTTACTTGTTTGTGCTGTAAAATTCTGAACAGCCGTCACGCCTAAAGTAGATGGCTGTGTTGCTACTGTAATTCCACCTCCACCAAACAACCCATCACCATCAACAAGTGTATTGCCATCAATTTCTATAGCTGAAATGCCAGAACCAAAGCCATTATTCCTTAAGGTCTTTACCTTATCAAACTCACCACCAGATATTGTTACCGTCTCCCACCTGCTTGCCACACCAGCACTATTTGGCGATACAGCTCCCACCTGCAAGCCTTCCTTAAAAAACTTCACACCCCCATGAGCATGACCACCTGATGGAACATAAACTTTAATTACTGATCCATCTATAGTAAAAGGGAATTGTATATCTAAGTCTACACCCGCACCAGTAGAGGCGATTATGGTAGCAGTATCCCCATCAAATAAATTTTTAATATCCCTAGTTGGATCCTTCCCTGTGGTCGTAACTACATCGGAGTATATGGTGCTAGCTCCACCCTCCAGTTCGGCATTAAGGCCATCGGGTGATATTGGGCCAGGCAACTCGGTATACTCAGCGTCAATTGATGTTGGCGATGATGGGCCAGGCTGTCTTTGTGGTGCTGCGGGTATTGGGTCAAAATGATCAGTGGCATCGAGTGATGTGGAAGCCCTTGGCGTATCCGTTACATCATCATGCGTAGACGCTTCACCTGATGCTGAATCCGCCAGCTCAAAGTAAAGTATATTACCATCACTACCTTCAACTATATTTGTTATCTTAGTGACAAGGTTAGCCCCTAGTGGGCCAGCAGCGGAAATAATAAAGTTCTGCCCTACATCAAAAGATTTAGACACATTAGGTAAAGCGGGTATCCACTTGTTACTGCCTGCACTAATGGAGCCATTGGCAGAGACACCCCATTCACGAGGATCTCCTGGTGCTGACCAGACTATAGCATACTGCGTTTCGTTAATAACCAGATCATACTCTTCGACAATCTCAGGGCTTATATTGCAGTATGGATCTATATCATTTTCAGCACAAATAGTAGACCATCGCTCTAGCTCGCCGTCTGCAAACTCAGTCAGGTCTGCACACAATAAGTAGCCTCCATGCTCAGCGACACAACCAACCCGAACAATACCTAGCTCCCTCAGTGCATAAATTTGCTCAGACTTTTCCCACTCCTCCCTGTATATATAAGGCAAGTCTATTCCGTTATTACATATAGCATAACCATTTAATGCTACAGCCTCCCATCTGTTATTCTCAAATAGATTAACTTTTGCTATAGCACCAGTTCCATTACCCACAGTGTCTTCGATGGTTACCTCTGGAGGTCTAGTATAGTCCTTACCCTTGTCGGTTATGGTTATCTCTCCAACCCTTCTTGGTTTAGCTACCCACTGAAACCTTTCGGTTTCATATGTAGCCTTAGGAAAGCTTATGGCCATTCCGTAATCAAAATTTACTGCGGTTGAGGAAATCTCACCATTCTCTATTAATGGAGTCCTGTACTCACCAGCTCCGCGATACAAATTAAAAGATGAGCCATTCACATCTACCGAGTAGTTCCTTCGCCTCTTGCCAGTGTACGCTCCTGTTATACTTGGCGCGCCTTCTCCTTGAGGTGGCTCAATTTCTGAACCCACTATACTAGCCGAAGCTTTACCTACTCCATCAATACTAACTACGGGCTGAGAATCTTCACTGAAATACTCACCCTCTGATAGTAGCTCTATAGATCGAATACTTCCTGGTACAGTTACGCCTTCTTGTATTATCTTCCAATTAAAAGAAAAGGATCCACCTTGGTGGTATCCGTCATTCTTGTTCGCATCAGGGACAATCCATTCTCCATCTAAATAGTCAGCCAGATCATTGTTAGCAAACAGCCTATACAACTTGTCGCCAGCCGCAGCAAGCAGTGCGGTATCTCCATTTGGCCTTGAGAACTGAAAGAATAGAGTTACATCATCATCCTCATATAGAGGCATATTTAGCGGGTTCTTATCAAACTTTGGATTGAATAAAGACCAACCCTCTCTTCGCATTTCTACATCAAGCTCCCTGCGAAAGTTCTTCTTGATACTGTAATTTGGTTCAGCTCCAGTATCTTCAGCTAGCCCACCAATAAGCTTACCACCCTGAGGTGGTCTCAACTCTACACTTTTATATCTGGACGGCATGGCTCATCGAGCCATCAGTAACTCATTCCGCGCTTAGCTTTAGTTTTAGCTTTGGGCTTCTTGGATACAACCTTGCCGCCAAGCTTCTTAGCTAGCTTCTTAGCTTTTTCTTTACCAGCCTTAGTGTACGCTGTCTTGACGGTCTTACTCTTACCGCCCTTACCCTTATATGTTACGCTTGGCACTACGGTGTGATAGTTACGTTTACAACTCCAGGAGAGGTGCAAAAGGTTTCCCCTGCATCATTGAATGCCGACACTCTGTAAGTGTAGTCGCCAGCGTCAACGCCAGTATCAACAAACTGAGCATCCTGAATGCCCGTAGTTCCCGTACTGTCAACTCTGTGAGTTCCCGCCACTAAAGAACCTGCAAAGGTATCCGTGTCCAGTGTCCCGTTCTGACGATATACTTTAAAACCAGTCTCATTGTCTGAGTTATCGTTCCATGTTAATTTTACATTAGCCATAATTTTAATTTAATTGTTATACTTGTTGTGTCAAATTCAATTTCTAATAAATACCGCGTGGTCTAGATGGCCCCGACCCAATGTTCGTTAGCTTCACTTTATTCACGGTGGCTATAGCCCCAAAATCTATACTTGTTATCTTAATGCTATTAAGGGCAGCTGGAGTTAAGGTTCCAACCTTACCTTCTGTTAATAAGTTTATCGGTATCTTGAAAGTACCTAAGTTTGAAGTCCAATACCATGTCTTTTGTTGCTGTGCTGCGAAATTAGGAATCCTCTTTATGGTCGAAATATTAGGTCTGCCTCCTGTTCTGGTAAAAGTACCGCTACCTCCAGGAGGAAAACACCCAGCAGTTACTGGCCCCGTATTTGAAAGTAATATTGAGGATTTTTGTGGAGCTTGAATCCTTGTTGTACTATTGTTTGTATATAACATCCCTGCGTCTCTTGCACTAATACCCTCAACACTTGCCTGAGAAAATGTCTGACTTCCGCTAACATTGGAGGCTGCCTTGGCATTTCTTGCCTGTCCTTTATATGTGTATGATATATTACACACACCCAGCCAAATCCTTCCGCCGCTTATATTTGTTAGGTTTGTTTTATTCAGAAGCTTCCAGTCATCACCCAACAACTCAAGGCATCGCTTTAGATTTATAAACAGCAATTTATTTGCGGCACTGCCGTGGATCCCAGCCACAACCTCATTCCTTAATCTCTTATTACTAATGCAGTTAGAGAGTTGTTTTTGGCGGCCCATATTATTTACGGAAAAATTGATATCAAAGTCGAGATATGGATCCATTGATTTTACCGAGACTGATGGTGGAGACATCCATGTTAATTGTAACTTTTTCCCTGTCTTACCAATAGCATCAGCCAATACAGACTTATTGATAGTAAAATATTCTTTGCCGTTATGCCTACTTATTCTGTCCTTATACTGAGATAGAGCAGTAAGTCCAGGAACTTTATCCGTGTCCAGCTTACCTAAACTAGACACCTCTTTCCATTTGTTTACCGCCACATCATTACTAAGATTTCCGCCCACCAACCTATATCCTAGTATAGCACTTCCGTTCTTTGGGTTTGCTTGAGCAACGCCATCACCAAGCCGCTTCGCTGATTCTTCAGATAAGGCATCAGCGTCAGCTTGCGATATTTTTGTTCCCGCGTTTGCCCGCCAAGATGCCCATTCAAACTTACCTATATCATGGCTAATATAAAACTTACCAGTAGTCTCACCTAATATGATATCCTCATACGGATCCCATCCTAGTATTCTCTGTCCATGACCTGTCGCCATTTCTACATTTAAAATCTCTGAGCTTGCAGCCACCCTTGACGAAGGCTGGTCGTCTATTGGATTCCTTAACACTATAGGAACCTCGTCCTCTACCACCCAAACAGTTTTATCGAAAGTGTCATCTGCATTTGTTTTCCAATACTGTCCCGTTGGCCCAACAACCTCACTACCATCACCCCTTTTCTCATCCGTCCGCCTTTGCCATGTTACCTGCTGGTCAGAATCATTAGCCCCTGACATCCTCCAAGGTATATTGATACCCTGCTTTTTTTCCTTGGATCTTATGTATAGCTTTTTCGTCATTGTATATCTAGTGTTGCCCCAGTCCTTGGATCTATATTAACAAGATAATGCTCTTGCCTTTCAAACTCCTTGGTCTGCTCATTATACACATACTTTACCAGCACTAGCAAATTGAAATCTCTTGCCAGCCCGTCAGGTGCATTAGGAGCCTGAGCTTCCACATTTGCTAATAAATCCCTAGGTGCATCTGGAACCCATCCACCACCCTGTCCATCATGTATAGCGTTTAAGTTAGTCGGTTCATCTGGGAAACATATCGTACCTGTTATATTTGAGAAACAATACCCTAATTCACCTGGAGCTACGGGCAGGTAGTCTAATCCAGATGGAGCAAGAGGTTCAGTAGTTGCAGGGTTTGCACTAATATTAACCACCAAGGTCGTTGGTGCTGACGGCGGTGTCCCTAGTCCAGTTGGGCTATCTGCCAACAATCCTCGGAATACTAATATTGTTGGTGCTATAGGTTTCTGAAGTACAAAGCTTCTAATTCCTGTAGGTGCTTGAGCCTTTAAGGTCGCCTGTAGTCCGTCAGGAGCTGAGGCTACACCAACATAAGGATGCAGACCTGTAGGCCCGTAGTAGACAGTGCCATCATCATTGAGCAAACTAAAGTCAAGAGAAGATGGGGCAATTGTTACCTGAGCATCTGAGTTGGATATAGCACATAAATGATAGTCTGTCTGCTTACAGTTATCCACAAGCAAACTATCGGGTGCATTTGGAAGTATTAAATGACTTAAACCGTTTGGCGGAAGCCTAGGACTAACCACATAAAAAGTAATCTGAGGGGCATTAGGTAATCCAACTAGCCTATCTGTGGTCTCTGATTCAAGGCAACAAGTATTGTAGTACCCTTCTGAAACCGAAGGCATATCGAAAAGGCTCATGTCCTTCTCATCCAAAAATAACACTGATCTCTCTTTGACATACATACCATAGTACTCGTTGTACAGTTGTATATCTTTATCAACCTCCCTAACTATGTGAGCCTTAGCGTAGTCAGATACGACCTTGACCACTCTGTGATCATATATTGTCTCATCGGTATTACTAAAATCTGTCTTAACGCCCTCCCAGTCAAGTATTAACAACTCATCTGGGCTTATCTCTGGATATACATAAAAACCCCCAGGTCTCGTCTTGTCCTCCATGATCTTGCCAGGAAACCTAGATGACCTGCAGTCACTAAGGCAACCCATTGACATTGAGTTTCTTTTGCTCCAAGGCCACCTGTTAAGCGGAATAGATATGACTTTATCGCCCTTAGGCTTTAGCACAACAGCTTTAGTTATCTTTCCCCTACCTTTAGTGAAACCTTGTTGAAGTCCTGATAGCTCAATATCCTTAGCTTTATACATTTGGTCATAATAAAATGTATCCCTATTTACTGACCTTAAGCTTGGAATATATTGCTGTAACTCTATTACACCAGAAAGTATAACAGAGTCGATATAGTTTTGAATGCCCGCACCTTTACGTTGTGCATCTACAGTTAGTAGAGTTCTAACAGATTCCTGAAACTCACTCCATATCATTTCTTGTTTTGCTTATATAACGCTATACTTATATGCACAAGAGTAAGTATACCGCAAACTAAACCCAACCAAGGGTTAACATCAGTTAATACGAAAGTGCCTCCTGTTCCAATTACAGCACCCAAAGTTTGTGGCAAGTCATTCATTATCAATCTCCATAATTAACACTTTACTTGCGGCCTCCACAACATCCTTTTCTTCTAGGGGGAGGTTTATTTCCTGATCCAGCGGCTGGACTTCTAAGAACGACTGTGCTTGGATTTTTTTTTTCAGGAGCATCTGGAACTTCAAATGCCTCTTTACTTGCTTTTAGCTTACTTAACTCATCAGGATCGTTACCTCCGTAACCATACAGCCATGAGTGTCCGAGAAACTTAAGAGGTTTAAGTTCTATATCACCTATTTTTTTACTATAACTCGCTATCATAAATTAATATCTTCTGGATGACTTTCCGAACCTTCTACCAACAGTGGGCTGATTAGGGTTAACACCGCCAAAGCCTGCCTTTCTTCGAGTCGAACGCGAGCCATCTGAATTCATAACAAGCTTTTCTCCTCGATTGTTTCCTTCTCTAAACCTTCGGGCAGCATCAGGGTTCTGCCGCATGAACGAGGCCATGTCCTTGGGGCTTCTTTTCTGATGGCTGATCCTTCTGTTTATATCCCTCGTATTCTTATCCAGTAAATTAATTCCTTTGGTTAGTCTTCCCTTCATGCCGCCATCCGCTGCCCGATTTAACTCGTTAAGCTCACGCCTGTTTAAAGGTATCTGACCTTGTGCATTAGCAGGTATACCCTGATTGAGGGCATCAACCTCCATCATCATCATCCTATCCCTGTCACTAAACTGAGGCTGCATTCCTCCCCTAAGTTGATTACGCTCAGCCATAAGCTCTTGGCGGAACTGATCAGGAGTCTTACCTGCAGCTCTCTGCATATTAGCCTGAGCCTGCCGTCTCTCCCTAGGACTCATACCCAAATAAGCTAAGTCGCCCTGCATTGCCATTGTATCTGCTTGAGAAATACCCAAGTATGGGTCTGGTCTATATAGACCACGATTATCTCCAAAGGCTCCTCCTCCCAAATATGGAGCTGGTGCATTCCTGGGTTGCATCCTGCCCATAGTATCTATGATCATGCCTGGAACCATTCCTGTATTGCCACCAGTCTGATTCCTGATATACTCCTCTTCGTTCATCACGCCTTGGCTTGCCCCCGCACCTCTTAATGCGGTGGGAACATTACTAGCACCAGTAGCCCTGCTCTGCCTAAATCCCTCAGGGTTCTTCGCGTACGCCTCGGCATTAGGATAACTGTTCTTTATGTTGTTCATCCTTTTCTGCCTCATGGTCTGTGCGTCAACCTGAGTGCCACTCTGAGCAGTCGGATTAAGAGCAAACCTCCCACCTGGGATTAGCTCAGCAGCGTTCCCTCTAAATCTTTGACCACGTGCCTTACCGCCTGTTCGTTCTGTAACGCCAGGAGCATAAGATCTACTATCACCCACAAGATCAAGTGCGTCCCCAAATGTCTGCCGAATACCCTCCTGAGCCACATTGCCTAAGGTGTTTGGCACATCAGCAACATACTGAGCTGCCATTCTTGCATTGGCGTTAGGGATAAAATCCCCTACTTGACTAACTAAGCTACCCGCTCTAAAAAATGGATTGCCTCCATCAATTATATCTCCAGCACGATCCGTAATCATCTCTCCTACATTTTCCCCAACGCCCCTTCGGGAATGAGGTGATCGTGTATATCCACCACCTATATTCCTATCGTAGTCATTGGCTCGTCTGTAGTCTTTTCCAAAATTCCTAACCGCATTAACTCCACCAGCAATCATACTGCCCATGCCTCCTGCACCAGCCATATCTGCAATAGCTCCGCCAGTTTGAATTAACCTCCCACGCTTATCCCTAGCTGACTGATCGGCTACGGAGTCCATACCTATACTCTTTCTGTAGTCTTGAGCCGCACGCCTGTTGGCAGTACCTTGCGCGCCTTGCATATCCCTGTTCATACTGGTTATAGCCTCAGCACCAAGCTGATTATCATACATACCCCTAAGGCCAACCTTACTGTCGGAATACTTGTTTTGTGCAGCCATTATCTTATTCCTGTCCTGCATCATATGATTTCTATGCGCTTGCGTTGCAGTACCATTTTGCTGCATTTGCTTATACTTCTCAAGATTAGCCGCATAAACTTTTCTTGCGTTAGCAATCTTTCCGTGATCACTCTGAAGCCTACTTCTTCCTTCACCATAAAGTCTGGCGGTCTCAGCTTGATTCTGATTTAAACTTGGATACCGCTTCTCGTAAGCCTTACGCCTAGCTGCAGCATCTGCCATTCTAGCTCCAGCACTCATCGTTCCCTGTGTAACTGTCGAATTAGCATTCTGCCCAGTTGGACGACTCTGTGATCTCATCTGAGAATCATTCACATATCTAGTAAAAGGATTATTTACTATAGGGCTTTCAGCTACCCTTTGACCGATATTACTATTAAAAATAGTATCTACGGTATTTAAAATAGGACTATTGTTTCTCGACAGTCCCTGAAATGCATCAGACACCCCAACAATAGGATTACCACTTATCTGATTAGACAAGCGGGTCATTGGGCCAGTAGCACTACCTATGCCTGACCCTGGATTATTTGCCCCGTAAAGACCCTTTGTATAGGCAGCTGTTCCGCCCGAAAAGCCTGCAGCATTACTAGCCATCGATTGCCCGAGTCCACCACCACCAGAAATTAAAGGCCCATAGTTTCCTGTACTTTGTGCATTCCTTAACCCCGACGCAAGGCTGTTTGCGGCAAATGCCTTATTTAAGTTACTCCTTGCATTTGATATACTAGCACCCCTATTGGACGAACCGCCTCCACTACTACCAGTGATACCTCCAGGTCTTAATGTATTAAGATTGGAAAAGTTACTAGTTGTTATAGGTCTACTACTACCACCACCTTGATATCGACTGCCGCCCGAACTTCGGGAACTAATCATAGGTGAGCTTGAACCCAGAGAATTACGCAAAGACCCTAGGTTCGTTGCCATTATTGATGACGCACCTGAGCCTCGATTAAGATTGCCCCTCGATGCGGTAATTGCCGCACTTGCACTACCTAGGTTACCCCCCGCCGTAGACAAAGACGAGGAAGACCTATTCCTCGCCATGTTCCCAACACTAGCTCCGTAACCAGAATTAAAATTATTTCTGTTAGCTAAACTGCCTAGATTTGTAACATTGGTGGGTGGTGTATACCCTGAGCTATAACTATTGTACCTTGACATATCATCCCCCTCCTTACCCTCTCCCCCCGAAGGAGGAGAGGGATTAGAAAGGAAAGAAGATTAGGGAATGTTATTCCAGTCAGTTGGGTTGAACTTACCCGCTGGTACGGCAGTACCTCCACTGTCTGTCGCTGTCCCATCACCTATCAAGGGTAATCCAAGTGCTGAGATAACTGGTAAAGCATCGCTGAAGTTACGCACTACGAGGTGACGCTGAGGACGATCAAGCATCGTAGTCCAGCGTGTGGACTTGAGCTGATACTCCTTAACATTAGCCTCCATGCGGCACTTGTATAGCTCCTGAGCCTCAACATTAGGATGCTTACGGGTAACCGAGTTGGTTCCTGCAATACCTACATTGATGTCAGACCAATCAAGGAACCACAAATGGCGACCATTCGCAGCAGCCTTAGCTGCACTTATAGTAGTACCTGATAGGTCTTTAGACGACTGAGATTGCTTAGCTGCACTCAAGTGATCATCAAAGAACTGATCATGGAACACTGCAAGCTGAACACCAATCTCAGGGATGTCATACACATTGTAGTTAAACAACACCTGATTATCAAAGGTTAGCTTTTGTCCCTGATCAACGAATCGATTGACCTGCGCGCCATACTTAGCCTGATAGTAACGACTGAATGCAACCATTAAGTTATCGGCAGTGTAGCGGTCGGTCATGCAGTCGATGACATCAATTGAGTCACCATCTGATTCACGATAGCGTTTTAAGTAGTAGATCAACTGGAAGAGTGCATCCAAATCAAGCTGTCCTCCATCGAAGTCTGCAACACGAGATGCCTCAACAAGCTGAGTATAGATACCAATCGCATTGGCTTTATACTCAAGCGGGCAACTTTCGCCACTAGGCTGACTACCTGGATAGTTACCGTAACTAGTTCCAGACTCAGGATCATGTACCTGTGGAAGACTAGTATAACCCTCAACAGTTTGAGCATCACCAATTGCCTGACCAAAGAAGGTCGAACGCAACCATGCATTCTCACTGTTACCTGCAGCAATCTTATTTTGCTCAGCAAGTGGGAGATACTTAAATCCAGCAGCATAAGGATTAACCTTACCATCAAGGATCTTCTGAAGCGTATCTTTATATACTCCATCAACCTGACGGGTCTCACGGCTGGTTTGCAACCAGTTAACAATGATACGCTGATTGAAGTCGGTTGGTTGATTCCTGCACCATTCTTCCCAGTCGGAAACATTATTTGTTCCAATCTGACAGAATCCCCCTGCTAATACACCTGCTGTAGTCGCTGAGCGATCCCTAACTTCAAGAAGAACATCTCCCACGGTTGTCGTAGCGCCTGCGCCTGCGACAGTAACCTCATAAGCATCCACGATTTCAAGATCAAGAACCTTAGCTTTAGTGCCATTATAGGTATATGCAATCAATGACATACCTGGAAGGAAGTATCTATCAATGGAGGTTGGCCCACCACGATAAGTGTTTTTAACACCAAGAGTGCTATTATCCTCTCCCCATGCACCAGAAGCTACCTTGATATGATGGGTGTTTTGTACTGCCGGCCCTGTGGTCATCGCGGCTGGGATAGTAGCTCCAGTCCACTTTGAAACAGCTGTACCTTTCTTAGCCGCATTATCTAAGTTCCCGCCACCATCTGTGATCTGGAAGTAATTAGCATTCTGATGTCCGCGCTGTCTGCGCTGAATGTAAGGAAGGATGATACTTTGCTCATCTACCTTACTAGTGGACATTGCTGGCTTAATATCACGGAGTGAGCTTTTAAGAAGAGTAGCTAAACCCTTTTCTTGCACTCCCAAGATTTTTGCCTCGGCTGCTCCTGCAATTACTCGGGCGAGATCAGTCTCGACCATTGCGAGCTGCTCAAAAGTATCTGGGGTCATCCCCTGAATGTCTGCTCTTGTTAATGTACAACCAGTCGAGCTAGTTACATTAATCATGTTTGGGAGCAATGGATCATGGTTGCCAGATACTGGGCCTCCGTATGATCCGCTATTTGTGTTAGTTAAGGTTCCTGCAGCGGGTGCGGTTCCTGATAATTGTGTAATTTGTCCTGAAGCCATGTCTTATATATATGTTGGTTAATAAATTGAACTTAACCTTACAATATCACAATCAAGGTTAAAACGAGTATATTAAATAATATTACCTTAACTTTTACAGAATCACAAAATCCAACCCATTTGTTTCCTATTTTAAAAATAGAAAATTAATCAAGTAACATTGAAGCTAACCCAGATTTAACCTCTTCTCCCTTATTCTCACCTACAGGGGGCGGAGTTCTTGGTGTTGCAGTACGAGGTGTGGGTTCCTGGATGTTAGAACTAACTGGACTTGATTTAGGTGCTGCTCCATATTTTGCAACTTTTTCTTGTATGTCTTTCACCTTTTTAGAAATCGTAGCTTTACTTGCAGACATGAAAGCACCCCTGACCCCATCAGCATCCCAAGTATAATGAGTTGCACGCTGTTCGGGTGTAAGCTTAGAGAATTCACTTCTAGTGACAAAAGATTTTCCATTCTTAGGCTTAGCAGTCTTTTTAAAAGCTTGACCGAGTGTCTCTATTCTTGATGCGAGTTGACCATGTTTTTGTGGATCATACCTTTCAAGGCCATTATTAACACGCTCGAACTGCGAGATATACCGCTCTGCTGTCTTTAGCGTATTCTGTATGACCTCATTCTCGAATGGTCTAGCTTCTGCAAAAGCTTTCTTATCGGCATCAATCTCCTTCCTTAAATCCTCAGGTACGGATTGCTCATAGTTCTTTTGACTATAATCCTTTAGTGTCTGCTTTACTTGGGGTTCGATTTTTTGCTGGTGCAGTTGACTCTTGAGCTTTGATATCTCTACCCTTTGCCTACCTATCTCCGATGACACTTCCCTTTTTAAATCCTCTCGCTCAAGTTTCCGTATCATTGTGTCAGAAACATTAGGATCTAAATCTTCTTTCAACTTCTTATAATCATCATCCCACTCTAAACTCTCTCCGCTTTCCAGCTTCTTGCTGGCATATGCAGACTCCTTTTTATAGAAATCGAGATACTTGGAATGCATATCTTGATATACTGCAGGGGAAGACCCTGGGTTTTCCTTGTATATCTGTTCCGCAATCCTTGCTAACCTAAGCCTTTCTTTTTGCTCTGGTAGCAATCCCTCCTCAGGGTCAGGCTCTACGGGTTGCGCAACGGGCTGCTGTACAACTTGCTGTACAACCTGCTGTACGGGTTGTTGTTGCACAGGCTGAAGTGGAACCTCCCTTTCTCCTACCTTAGCAGGCTCTACCTCAGGTTCCTCATTGGGTTCCGTAGTTTCCACAGCTTCCGCAGCTTCCGCATTCTTTAGTTTCTCCGCATCTTCAGGCAGGGTGGTTAAAATATCCGATAGTGTTTTCACTTGAGGTAGTCCAGTGTCTGCGGGGACGGCACTGTCTGTTTCCGCAGCCTCAAATAATGCATTCATTAAGGCATTACTTTTTGCACCCTCTTCTTGTTGCTCGCTTTGTTCTTCGCTTGATTCACTCATATTTTTCTACTGTTGTTGTGGTGGCGGCATATCCTGAGGTGGGGGAGCTGCTCCTTGCGGAGGCGGAGCTTGTTCTTGTGGTGGCATAAGCTCTTCACTCTCACCCTCCTCAAGTTCTAGTTTAACATCAAAGCCTGCTCCCGACTTCCTGAATATCTCATTGATTAACTCAAAAAGCCTACGCTTACCAACTGCCTCAACCACGGGTTGTATTTGAAGTATCTGCCCAAGTAGAGCAGTTAAAGTTTCAGCACTCTTAACATTGATAGACCGCTCTGGGCCATCCCTGCTACTAAAGAGATACTCATGCACAAGACTGGCTGGCGTACCTACAACATTCCTGACCATAGGGTCTGAGATGTCGTACTGCTCATCCGAAGGCTCAAGGCCAGCTTCTCTTATTACAGCCTCCGAGTATCTGTTCTTCACAGGAACATCGAACTCACTAGTACTGCAAGAAACCAAATGCTCATAAAGCATCTTCTTCATGCCTGCCCTCATTTCATCAATACCCTCTGAGACGAATGAGTATATAGACTCCACACTGGTACTCATCTCCTGAACCTCAGTAGCCGATATCTCTCTTGGAGCTGGCTGCCCAACCTCTTGCGGTGAAAGAACTAACATACGCTCAACAATACCAAGCAACTGAGATATAGCCTGTAAGCTTTGATTTATAGTGTTACCCATGTCAGCCTGAACCACATTCACAAAGTTCTTTGCATCTAGACCAAGGTCTCCCATTTTTTGACCAGAGTATAGTAATAGCTTTGGATTAACATAATAATCCGATGCCTTCATAGTTTGCTCAATATAATCCTTAACTTCATCGTCTAAGGCATCCTTATCGACTGCCCAGATCTGAGTTAAGCCAATCTTCATATTAAGAAGCATTTGACTAAGCAAGTTACTAAGCTGATCCTGGTATGGCATTATCTCCATAGCCATACTATTATTCATTACTCTTGAGTCATTCTCATTTAAACCGCCATAGATTGCAGGTATACTAGGCATGAACTCAGAGTAAACCACTGTGGAATCACTTGCTACAACAAGCCTGAGCCAAACATCATAAGGGTAGTTACCTATACCCCTATCCCTTGGGTTTATCTTCATGAATAAGTTGGTAAGGAACACTCCCTTGTCCCCATCCTCAGATGAGTATATACCAGTATTACTAGTTCTCTCATTCTGGAAAGGAGTGCTTGGAACTTCTGAATGTTGAGGCGTTGGCCACCTAAGCACAGAAGGGGGATAGTAATATGAAAAGAACTGCTGGTACTGCTGATATACTCCAAACAATGTACTCTCATATCCTATGTCAGAAATATTATAATACTCGGGGTTATCCTGAATGGATGAATAATTAACCACATCCCAATACCCCAGCCATGTTGGGCCTGTATCTGTATTTACACCTGGCAATGGTTGAGATAAATCCCTGAATACCCGACTAGGGTGAGGGTTAATAAACTCCATACCCTCACGGGTTACATAGTTCTCAAGGTCATCTGTTTCACCGAACTCACTTCTTGCATATCTCCATTGACAATCCCGAGTCCACCTTTCACGAGGGAAGACCACCGAATGACCATACATGAACATATCTCTAATATACTGAGAGAAGTTATGTCTCATCCCAAACTGATCCACCATGATCTCAATCCTCTGACTCAAGGCATCACCCCTGAGTTTAGCTGGTAGTGCGGTAGACCTAGCCTCATATTTAAAATAAGGATAAAGATTATTAAACCTAGACACCTGCGCGGCAACCCGTCTGGTTACATATGAGCGAATAAGATTCATTGAGGTTTCATATAACCTCATTAGGTTTATTTTCTTAACTCCGCCCGTCTCATCCCTCTCACAAAAATCGTCTGCACAACCTAAGCCCGAAAGCTTTTCACCCGCCTGATTCATGGATATCTTACCTTGTGCGTACAGCAATAAAGGTATTGTGGTTTTATTTATGGCCTGACTATCCCAGGCTAGATCCACAGCCATATAAGGATCACTTGTAGATGCCGACCAGTTTACCCCCTCATATACTCGACTTTCTATTTCGTTCTCAAACTTTTGCTTAATAGCCCAGTCCGAACTTTCCATATCCTTACAGGTGAATATCTCCCGCAACCTTTGCTGCGTACACCCATACTTTTCGAGTATTTCTAAATTTACCATTTTTCTTTATTTGCCCAGTACGCTGCAGACATCTTGCCCTTAGCGATATTCTTGCCGTGTCTCGCTTTAAAGCTTTTGCGTTTAGCTTTCATCTTAGCTGACTCGCCTGCTTTAGGTTTGCCTGCTGTCTTAGCTCCCTTTTCCCCAAACCTAATTGTTTTTATTTTACCACCTTCCTTAGCCACGACAATATGTGACTTCTTGGAGTGACCTGGAGTTCTCTTAGGTTTGTTGAAACCACTAACTCCTGCCCTTGCTAGCCTTGGATCTTTCTTCATGTCATTTCCTTTCCACATACAGGGCAATCGGTTCTGCCCTGCAATGCAAACAAATGTAATGGTATAACCTTCCCCTCAGCCACATCATCAGTAGCGCCTCTTAGGAAAAGTCTTTCCATTTGTGTTAAAAGGATTTTTACTGGGCCAGGAAAAGTTCCACTCTTTATATACCTGTCCATGCTTTTTGGTGGGACTAGTATAAGAGAACCAAGTTCCGAAATTGTAATCTCCAGAAAACCACATAAACGCTCTACCCTTGTTCTGCTCCATCTTGGTAAGTTTTTCCTGTGATAGTTTTCGACTAACTTACCCGAGGTCACACCTCTTCAAGCATCTCCTCATCATTGTAATTATCGGGAGATAGCAGCACATCGTCAGCTAAATCACTTGCCTCAAACTCTGGAATAGATTCCTCGGTCTGCCCCGTAAACTCCTCTGCTGCGGGGCTAGCCTGATAGTCAGCATATGGATCTCTGTCCACATTTGTTATGACCCCGACAAGCCTACGCTCATCGTACTCCTGTATCCCTATAGAAACATTAAGAGATATACTACCACCTACAGATGGTGCTAGAGCGTCTATAAATGCACGCATATCCTGGTTGTCTGCGTAGTTTAATGAAATTGTATTTTCTTGTGCCATATGATTACCTTACTATTTTATTTTATAAAATCAAGTTTAATTAACTCCCCCTATCTCAAATATCTCACTCACGGAACTTACAGCCCCATGTGCTGGCCCCACATCAAGGTATATCATTGGATATGTCAAGGCATCAAATGTATGAATATACCTAGATCTCCTTGGCTTATACATTACAGTGGGGTCATACTTGCCATACTTAACCCTTTCGGAAACGAGATTATAGAACATAGCTTTAACCTCCTTTAAATCCCGAGACATTACGAATTCATTTTCCTGTAACTTCTGAACAAGTAACCTAACCCTAGCCTCAACCGAACCCTTAAACTTGGGAGCTGCCTTCATCCTAATAGGTTCAAGCCCAAATGTTTCCGACTTCTCCTTTGATATTCTTTCTATATCCAAAACATCGTAAGATCCATTTTGACCACCTGGCCTGAACTGATTAAACGCTGAGTTATCTGAGTAATGCTTATAACTGAAATCCCAATTCATAACCCTATTCCAGTATGACATCTTTCTCATAAGCCTTATGACAAGCTCATCGTATGATACTTTTTCATTATTTATTATCAATTCATCAAATACAGCCCATATAGTTTTATCACTACCTATTACTTGCTGCATAAAAACTATACCATGATTAACTAAACCTAAGTCATACCCGATAATAATCGGGAACTCAGGATTAGGCACAACCTTCTCCTTGCCCCCACCAACTATATGGATGTTATCATGGAAGTAACTTTTAAAGATAGCATCGCCAAGGGGGACATCCACCCACTCGCCCAACACCATTCTGCGATATTCATATTCGTTATTCTTGGTAGCCTCCTTTACTCGATCATAATATCCTTCGGGCAGATTCCCCTCATTCTCAGCTACATCTAGGAAATACTTCTCGTAATCACTGTTATACTCACCTGTCTCCTTGTCGAGAGGTGATTCCCACCACCTTTTGTAAACCCAATGATTTGGCCCCGCTGGATTGCACGCTGCACAGTACTGCTGAATTCCGTCAATACCAGGTCTGCGACCAAGCTGCTGAACCATAGCATCAAAGTACACAGAGCTATCTAGGTTGGTAAGCTCATCAACAAAAAGATATGAAGGCTCAAATCCTTTTACCCTATTACTAACCAGAGTTCCATGCGGTATTGATATTAGATATATCCTACTCCAACTTCCAAATTTATTTTGAACATCAATATAGATATTCTTCTGAGTGTCCTGCCTTTCGTCAGTGAACTCCATTCCTATACCATCTCTCCATATAGGCAATATCTCTGTTATTAACTTATGCCAAACCCCACCAAGTACAGCCTGCGACCTAACCCCTACAATTATTAAACATAATGCATTAAAGTTTTCCCATGCGTGCTTCACAAGCTTATGTCCACCAAGGACATAGGTCTTACCAGATCCACGATTACCATGTGCTAGTATATACTTTGCGTTTGAATCAAAAATCTTATCCTGCGTAGAAGAAAGTGATGGCCTCCAGTTTGGATCATAAGAATCCTCCGACTCTACCTCGTCAGCAAGCTCACTTAGTTTTCCTAGTAGATTTTCTTTTGTTACTTTCATATCTATTTATCTGCGGACTATCCGCCAACATTTTCTCAACGCTCTTACACCAGTGGCACTGACCAGGCTTACTAACATATGTAAGCTCATTCCAACCTAGTTTAGATGCACAGGTTCTACAAACAAAAGCACTATAAGTTTTTTCCATGTATATCTACTGACTCTTCTCTTTCAATGGAGCGAATCCAGGTTTTGCCTTCTTCTTCGGCGTTGTGCTTTCTGCCATCTTCACAGAGGCTAGCGTTCCGCTCAATACTCTGTCGTAGGTGTTGATCAATGTTTTGCATATTTCGTTATAATGTTTTTGTGCCGCCATTCGCTGATCCCACTCTATACCATCATCCTCCAGCTCCTCACCCCTGCAACGCTCAGCCTCCTGAAACAAAGCTGCAGCCTGATACAGGAGCATTCGGTGCATAAGGTCAAGCCCCCCAATAAGCATTCGCCATCCATTGTCATCCATCTTGGAGAACAACTCTAACTTCTTGCAAGTCTCCTCACTTATCCCAGCTTTCCTTAACCCCTCATTAAGTAACTGAGAGTTCATCTTCTGCATAGCATCAGCCAACTTTGCATCCTGTGTATCTGTCTTGGGCTGCCTAATCATAGCCTCGATTTCGTCAGGCACTGGAGAAGAGGGTGACTCCTTGATATACAAGGATCTGAGTTGCTTGTCTGAACTAATTCTTTTCCTAAGTGATGTCTCGCTTACATTCAGAGCTTCAGCTGCCAGCTTTATACTACCAACCTGACTCATGGCATCCATGATTAAGTCATTCGGTATAGAGATCTTTTTTATTTTCGGCATTTCGTTTTCTTATATTTCTTAAATTTTAATACTTTAAATAACTCCCAAACCCTTTGTGTCCAACTGTTTTTGAGTTTTATATCTTTCTCCCTCTTCCTTATCTTTATCTTACAAAGCTTAGCTTCCGCTTTATACAAACCCCAGAAAGATTTCTTGTGTATATCTTTAAGCTCAGCAACATCTTCTCTTATCTCCTTAAGTTGTTCCTCAAGGGCTATCCTTTGTGCTGCTATCTCTATAAGTCTTTCATCAGTATCCATAGCTTTCTTTAATTCTGATTCACTTATTATACCGTACTTAATTCCCTTTGGCGGCTTGAACATGATGTATTAATGGTTTAAAGAATGTATTCCAGTGTGAATGTTTTTTTAGATATGCAAAGGTTGGGCCAGAGTTTAAGTATGCACTCGCCCTATTCCTGTCTGCCGCATTGCATGGATCAAACGCACAGGCATTGCAGAAAGCCTTTGCCTCCCCCACCTTAACATTGTCCCACTCCCTGGACATTGATATCTCTATTATTCGATCTACAGGCATCCTTGACAGGACTGCAATCTCCTGATTGGATATGGCCTCAACCTTAGACTTTGAGTTGTTGATACTTCGCCTCGCGAGTAACCTGACGAGTGAAGGCGAAAATTTTTCTAAATAAATCCACATATTTTCTTTTTTAAAATATATTTTTAGATACTTGACAAGCATAAAGTTTATACCTTAATATCCCTTACTTTAATCTAACCCACAAAAATTATGGCACAAAAAAAAGATATGGTTCAAGTTTCCGTATCAATCAGGCGAGACAAACATGACTTCCTAAAAGCATGGTCTGATGAGCGAGACGAAAGTATAGCGACAATCTGCAGAGGCTGGATATATACAGGCATTGCAGACCTACAGGATGCATTAGGGCATTTTAATGTTGGGCCTCAGCAGACAGCTGAAGAGCCAATGGAATTGGAAATACCTGAAGGAGATACCCCTGATGAAGGAAGCGTGGAACAAACTCAGTAGTGTTGACTGCTCTAAGCATATAGAAAAGAAAGGAAACCTTTCTTATTTGTCTTGGGCTTGGGCTTGGTCACAACTATGCGACAACTATCCTGACTCTACTTTTGAGTTTGAAAAGACAGATACAGGCTCTGAGTTTTGGCCAATGCCTGATGGTTCAGGAGAGGTAAGATGCTCACTCACTGTGTCAGGTATTACGAGAACCTGCTGGCTTCCAGTGATGGACTACAAGAATAAAGCCATCCCTAACCCCAACGCAAGAGATGTCAATGATGCTAAGATGCGTTGCCTAGTGAAAGCGATAGCGTTGTTTGGATTAGGTCTATACATCTATGCAGGTGAAGATATCCCAAATAATAAACCATCGTCCGATGTTAAAACAACAACACCACTGCCTAAAGAGGAGCATGATGACTTCATGCTTGAGTCTGAACCTCAGGCCAACTGGAAGAAGGGTGTTGTTCCTATTGGGAAAAGCCAAGGCAAAACCCTCGGTGACCTGAACAAAGAAACGATGGAAAGGATCTGGGAGCATAGGGAAATGGTAAAAGATTACCCTGACTTCATGGGTAGCCTTCAGGAGTGGAGGAAGTCTCTGTGAAACTTGAATGGGCTGATATTTTTATCGTACTATTCTGCACCGCATTGATGGCACTTGTGATGTCCTTTATATTCGGTTGCTCTTCAACTTGTAGGAAAAAGGTCTGTTGCCCCGAACAGGGGCATGGGCCTTGTCCTATATGCACTAATATAATATACGACTCAGGAGATATAATCTATGGACGAAAGAGGTAACGCACCTTCAGCTTCAGGTATAGGCAGGCTACAGCTATGCCCTGGCAGTTGGAATCTAGAAAAGCAGTTTCCTGAGGTTGAATCAGCAGAGGCTACCGAGGGTACTATCAGGCATGAACTTATTGCTGATGAAGAACTAAAGGTTGATAGCCTTGAGCCTGAGCGTAGGTTTGTTGTTTCTAAAGCAAGAAGCCTTACGGAAAAAGCGCGCAAAGAAGTTGGCTTTACTGAATCCTCAAAGATACATAAGGAGGAAAGGTATTGGTTGCTGAACGAAGCGGGAGCTAGGGTACTGAGTGGCAAGTTTGATTATGCTGAGTATGAAGGCAAGACTGGCTTGATTATAGATTACAAGACGCTAGGCGGTTACCAAATAAATGCATATGACAACCTACAGCTTAGAGCCTATGCAGTCCTGTTTGCTGAGAAGCATGACCTTGATTGTGTTTATGTTTCACTAGTGCAACCACTGGGTATTGAAGCTTACTCGATAGATATGCTTAATAAGCAGGATCTAAGAAAAGCACGGGTAAATATACTTGATATACTAAAGGATGCCCTGCATCCCAATGCACCAAGAAGACCGCACCCTAATGCCTGTAAGTATTGCAAGGCATTGGTACACTGCCCTGAAGTCAGGAATGTTATGGACACCATAATAGAAATCGACTTAGACAAGCTTGAGGAACCCTATGAGATTGAAAGGTTAATAGGTGTTGCTCAGATAGCATCCAAGTGGTCAGACAGGTTGACTAAGTGGGTCAAGGAAAGACTCAAGGAGGATGATGAGTATCTCCCTAACTACAAGCTAAGGAAGACAGGCTCAGTTAAATCCATAAAGGATATGCCCAAGGCGATAAAGATCATCATGGAGAAGCTTGGTATAAAAGATAAAGACCTAAGTAAGTACCTTAAGATAACCCTGTCCGATATTACAAAGCTGTACGAGGAGAAGACAGGAGATAAGAAGGGATCACGCAAGGCGGTAGAGGAGATGCTATCAGAAGTTATTGTTGCCAAAGAGAAGTCTCCCTCTTTACAAAAGTCTAAGTGAATGACAAAGAGGAAGGAACCAAACCATCTGCTAGACAAAGGTCAAGTGCTTACCCTGACGCTAAAGGACTACAGAGTCCCAAGCCTCAACGTAGTGTTAGGGTCAAACCGCTGGGCAAGGATGAAGGCGAAGAAGGAATGCGGGCTGAGTATTCTATCTGCATTGAAAGCACTAGGGTCAACCTACTCGACCCAGACAACTACTACATTAAAGATCTCATCGATCAACTCCGCTATGCTCGCATTATCCCAGAAGATGATCCGCAAACAGTCGAAATCGAAATCATCCCCAAAAAGGTCGCGGGCTACAAACAAGAAGAAACGAAAGTAAAAGTAAAAAGAAATGGGAACTAAAGGAAAAAGACCAGCAATGTTATTCTATCCCCGTGATTGGTTAGTAGATCCAAACCTAAACTCATGCAGTCTATGCGCGCAAGGGTTATGGGTTAGGATGCTATGCTATATGTGGGAGTCCGAAAAAAGAGGCTACCTAATGGTAGGAAATAAAGCACTTCATGCAGAACAAATAGTAAGGTTAGTAGGTGCAGGCAACCCTGAAAGTGAAGTACTTTATTGGCTGTCAGAACTAAAAGATGCAGGGGTTTATTCAGTCACCGATGAAGGGGTTATATATTCCCGTAGGATGGTTGATGATGAAGGAGATACGAAAACATCTAAAGCTAAGAATAAAGTAAAGTCTTCCTCGCGTACGCGCACGCGGGCGGAAGATGAAGATGAATATGTAAATAAAAAGTTTAAGACTAAGAGGGCTGTTGAAGATGCCCTTCAGTCAGAGAGGATTTCCTACGATCACTATCCAAGCTTTAAAATTTTTTGGGATATCTACCCTCCAAGGAATGGAGTGAGGCAGAACAAGAAAGAGGCTTTTGTCACATGGGTATTCCAAGCGTTGGAAGATAAAGGAAATTTAATTATTGACTCAGTTAAGAAATTAAAAGATACAGAGAGTTGGATTAAGGAGAATGGCAGATTTGTCCCAATGGCTACAACCTTTCTAAATGGAAACAGATGGGAAGATGAAGTCGAAGAGTTTGCCCCCTCAGCGTGGGGAATGAATGCGTAATGGATCTCATTACTCTATTCAGCTTCACGATGGTAATGTTAATAGGAATATGTTGGTTATATGATTGGATCTAATTTAAGCGAGAATGATTATGAAAGCGGAGTCCTCAGCTCATGCCTGAGAGACATACAGTGGCCCACGGCTTATAGCCGAGCTTGTGACATAATATCCCCTGAGCATTTTGCAGATGCTAATAAGGGTAAAGTGTTTGAGGTGATGGGTAAGTTAACCGAGCCACCTGATGAATTTGTATTAGCTAATGAATCAGGAGTGGATATGATAGACATAATGGGTTGGTGTGAAAGGACAGAGACATCAACTTATGTAGTCACCTTTGCTGAAGGAGTTATGAAGTGCTGGTCAAAAAGACAGGCAGAGCATATCGCTAGGGAAGTAATGGATAAGGTTTCCAACCAAGAGGATCCCAACGAGATCCTCTCTAACGCAAGTAAAAGAATTACGGATGCCCTTGGGTCTCATAGCAATGAGATTAAAGAAGTGCATGATGGCATAGATGAAACCCTACAGAATTGTTATGACCTTGATGAGGGTAAGGTGGAGCCAGGAATAAACACAGGGTTGCCTGACTTAGATAAGGTCTTAGGTGGTTTCAAGGTGGGGGAGTTTGCAACTATAGCCGCCCGCCCCTCACATGGTAAGACGGCATTGGCATTATCCATAGCGGCTAATATAGCATCCACTGGCAAGAAGGTTTTATTCTGTAGCCTTGAGATGACAACTGAACAGCTGAGAAAAAGATTAATGCACGCTGAGGCACGAGTACCCATTATCAATAGACCCAACCACTACAATGGTGAAGACAGGCATAAGCTTGAAGATGCGGTTGGCAGGATCAAAGGCTGGAGCCTAAAGGTTGATCAGACTTGTGGAGTCACAGTACCATATCTTCTTTCAAAAGCGATGGCTGAGAAAACACGGAACGGACTCGATATACTATTCATTGATTACATTGGTATAATGAATGGGCCAGGCAAGGATATATACGAGAGGGTATCAGGGATATCCCGTGGCATTCAGCAAATAGCAAAGAAGGTTGAGATACCTGTGGTTGCATTATCCCAACAGAACAGGGATTCCGAAAAGGACAACAATGCAAAGATGAGTCACCTTAGAGACTCAGGTAGTGTTGAGCAGGATGCCGATCAGGTGATCATGCTTAGGCGTTCTAAGGATATGGGCGATAAGCCTTTTGAACCCGTAGAGATAATGGAAGTGACCATCGCCAAGAATCGGAATGGTTGCACAGGTAAAATACCCTTGACATTTTGTAGAAGCTTTGCACGATATGAAAGCACAGCGAAAGAAAACAGCGAACCCAGATTAAACTAATATGGAAAGAAAAAACAATACCGCCGCTCTCTTCAAAGAAGAGGAGAAGAAAAACGAAAATGGCCCCGACTACACAGGGATGGGTCTTATAGAAGGAAAAGAACTTCGACTTGCAGCTTGGATCAATGAAGCTAAATCTACTGGGAAGAAATATCTTAGTATAGCATTCTCTGAGCCAATGGAAAAAAAGGCTCAAGAACCTAAGTCATCAAAAGAGGATGATGACGACATTCCTTTCTAATACCAATTAGATTCCATAACATGGGGAGTAGGTGCGGGATACGCCTACTCCTTTTTTATGTCTCCATAAATATATCCCAGTTATCTTTATACTTCTCGTACTGACCTTTACTCCCTTGCGGGTATAACCATACGCACCTGCTTTTTATTTTTCCACATGGTATGATATACCAGATATCCCAACTAGCTATGTAGCACGCCAGGATATCTACCTTCGAGCAGTCTATACTTTCCTTACTACTCCCTGAGGCTGCAGTTATTCTAAACCTAGCAGTTGTGTTATACCTGCGGTCATAGACCTGAGTGTGGGTTCCTTTGATTTGAACTTTATAGCAAACACCATCGGCGTACACGACAAGATCATGTGGCAAGTAATCTCCTATAGGCACATGGGGCTGTAACCCACGCCTTAAGGATTCTGCTATGAAGAGCTGCTCGTAGAGGGTTCCTGCTTGCTTTGAGGTGAACTCCATGGCGTTAACGCCTCCTGAGGCAGTATATAGGCTTCGGGTGCGTCTTCTGATAGTTTCCCTATGTTGACCTCTTTAAGGAAGTCCTCGGTCTTTATATAGCCCCTTAAGGTCATGTTTGGTGGATTACCTGTTACCAGCACATAGTAGTCACTGTCCCTAGGTGATGCTTTCAATCTAGCTACAAGCTTACCAGAATGATAGCGAGTTGTTTTAACCTCAACTCTATTTCCCTGAGGTGACCTTAAATCAAAGCCACCACTGCGTGATCTTATACTAAGATCAGGGAAAACATTCATCGCCTTAGCTACAGCTACCTCTCCAGCCATACCGACATACTCTACTTCAAAGTCATCTTCTTCGGATATCTTCTGGTTGGGTACACCGTCTTTTCTAGATATGGCAGTTCTTGCTTTGGCAACCTGCTTAATTAATTCGTCTTCTATTTCGTTTAACTTTACTTTCACTTACTCTTTCGCTTTATGGGTTTAACTCGCTTCCCCATACCTACCTTACTCTTCTCTGCCTTCTTCTTCTTTAACTGAGATGAAGACATTTCAGACTTGGTCTTAGGGGTTTTCTTTGAAACTCTTTTTGTGGGGCGACAGTATTCAGTCTTTCCTCCCTGGCCACACGCTTTACCTGTCTTGGTATCCTTCCACTCCTCCTTGCCCCAACGCTTAAGGTCACTACCTTTCTTAGACTTTGTTACCTTACCGCTCTTCTTTCGGCACTTTGCTATCTGCTGAGACGCACGAGCAGATGGAAAAACCTTTACTCTGGCTTTTACTTTTTTATAACAAGCGTCCTTTGTCATTCAGTGGATAGTTTTTCAGGGGGCATATACTCTAATACACCAGATGGATCCCTACTAGTCAAGCGGATGAATACATCCAACACCTCAAGTAGGTCACAAGTAGGTATAGAATCGTCAACAGATAACTCTATATCCTGTCCACCGCCCTCCCATTTCAAAGTAATCATTCCCATCCCAGGTTCTCAGTCTCCACTTTACCCCAGCATGAGCCTTTTGTCATAGCAAGGAATGGTGTATAGCAACCGCAACCCATCTTTTTATTCCATAATGGGCGGCACTGTCGTAGATCTTTATTATATATTGGGCATTTCATACAGGTACGCAATCGCGTACGCCATCTTTTCCTACCCACTCCTAGCATGAAACCCTTATGCAGCATCTTAAATAGAGGGAGGATTCCATTTGCACCACCCTCAAGTTTGACGATGGCCCACCATTCTCGGAACCTAGAAGGCTTTAAGCCCAGTATCTTCATGCTGTACGGCATACTACCCTTAAAGTACATGAATGTCAAGTATATACATAAAGGGGTTAATATATTTCAGATTCTTGGAAACTAGAGAAACGGTATATATATACTGATATCACATCGCGTGCGTTCCCCCCTCCCCCCGCCCCCCAACTATACAAGTGCAGTTGTATAGCATGACAGCCGTAAACCCTTGAATGACAGCCAGTTGCTAGGTTGAATTTCGATTGTCGAATTTCACTGAGTCATTGGATGTCACCTCTCCAACCGCTCGGAACTACACTCAGAGGTGAAGGAGGAAATGCAAAATGCAAAACCCATTCGCAAACGATAACACCCATCCGCAAGAAAAGACCAACATCGCTCCTCTCCTTACAGGAGATAAGTTAATCACCCTGCTAGCAAAGCTAGCTGAGAAGGGATTGATGGAGTGGGACGCTGAGCGTAGCTTAGCAATGGTTGCAAAGCGTGTGTTAACACAGATAGCAGGAAGCACTGAGGAAGCTCAAGGACTTCGTGGTTGGCTTTCAAGCCAAGGCTTCAGAGGTTCTCGTAGAAGCCGTAGCTTCTACCTTTCTCTCGGCGACTTGGAAAGTCGTGGCGTTACCATCACCGATGGTAAACCACAAGTTTGTGAACCAAAGGTTCAACAGGCTAAAGGTCGTAGCAAAGCTACGCTGAACTTTTCCGACATCATGGGGCTTACTGAGTAAGCCTTATATTGGGGTAGCCCTTCGGGGCTACCCTACCTTTTTTTTCTTTTCGTTCAACAACAACAACATAGGAGGATATATATATGTCTATCGACACAGCAGTATCAGCAACATCAACAATACAAACACCATCCAATATGGATGATGCAGATTGGAGTCACTTTCGTAAGCTCGACAAGTTAGAGCTTGATTGGTCGCCTCGTTCCATCTTGGATCATCTCAAGATTAGCCCTAACACTGTCCGTAGGATATTGGGCTACTCCGAGACCAAGGTGGCTAATGCTGAAAGGCATCTTCGTTATAAGTCCTCAACTTATAAGCCACAACCTTGCAGTTATGTTGTCCGTCCCATAAGGGAGGATGAGATAAATGGTGAGGATGTTAGGATGAAAGTGGTTGACTACTATGATGGTAACAGGGTTAAGCCTGGCTATAAGCCATCACCACTAAAGGTAGACCGAGGTGGTTTAGGTTATGAGGATGCCTTCTACGAAGCAGTAGGTTTAGGAGGTGACAAACATAGATTTCCAATCGTTGATGTTGAACAGGGTAATGATGATGAAGTTGCCACTATGTCTTACGAACATAAGACAGGTGGTGCAATAAGCTTCATCAAGAAAGCAGTAGCCAAGATGACTCGCCGTAAGAACTACGGAACTTGCTTGTCTACTATCAGTCCTTACAGATCGTAAGGCTGAACCGACCCACTTGGGGGTCGTTAAACATACCAAGACACTTTTCAGGATGGTAGTATGGCTACTATGCTTCGCCAAAAGCATGGAGAAATCCAAGTTATGAGGTTAGGAAGATTGACCACGGCATCCATATGGATGACTAGGTTGGCTTACTCATGGTAACCCTATCTATGGGGTTTGATACCGAGGCTGAGTCTCATGTCGTTGATTATTCAGTCGGGCTTTAGATGCATAGATTATCTTGTAATACAAGGTGTCGGTCTCTCCTTCATGAGAGGCATAGGAATCCCAAGTATAGATGAACGATCTATTGAGGCTTATCACCTTTCTATACTCCAAGATCAGGCATAGGGGATAACAGCATCGTGGTTTACCAGTCGGTGCTATCGGTTCACCAACTATTGTGAGGTGCTAAGTTGCATACAATATCAGCAAGCCAATAACGGGGACAACATTTATACGGAGGGTTGTCATGCAGTATAGCGGTAGGAGGCTATACTATTATTTACCTTTGAACAACGATATATATCACGCTGCAGATGGTCACTATATCGGGGTCAGTTTGGTAGTTGGGGGTTAGTGACGGCTAACCTAGACTGCCTTAACTCTCGGTGTTAGAGAGGCTGACCTGTTCATACCTTTTTTTATTTACATTTTCAAAGAAAATGACAGCCGAGAATTGGCGAATGACAGCCAGTTGGTAGGTCGAGCAGTTGATTTGCTGTTTCACTTGTGTATTATATTTATAAAATCAATGGATGCTTCCGCATCCATGTGTTGGAGGAACTGCTATGAAGATAAAGATACGGAAGCCTATATTGTTTACCAAGTCTAGACCATTCAAGGTTAAGGCTAAGGTGTTGCATCGTAAGATGAAATACAAGGAGAGGCTAGCTTGATAGGGCAAGCAAATAATCCCTAACAATTTACTTTTGATGGATTGATCATCCATCATGGGACGCTAGTAGAAGTCACAACCTTAGTGACACTAGCACTCATGTCCGAGTGATGCTCGGGGTCAACGGCTAAGTAGCTGAGGCTAGGTGAAGGAACACCGATGTAGGGTAACGCCTACCATGAGGTACTGATCTGACAATCCTATAAACTGAACTATAGGTATGTCTCCTGCAGGTGAGGGATCAAACCCAAGTCCTGTCGATGTCGCATAATAATGGACTTAGGAACATAGTGCGAACAAGGTCTGCATTGTTGCAGGTTCAACGAGCAAGTGCTTGAGAACGGGGTAACGCCTACCAAGTTGCGGAGATATCATGTCGTTAACTAAGGATCAGTTGGGAGAAGGCTGAAGAGTAATCTCCCCCCACCCATTTTACTTTAGCCGTGTGGCAAGTTCGTTGTAAAAAGAACTAGAATGATGAGTTGGTAGAACCGAACGCTCTGCAAGAAAATCTACCATGAAATAGTGCGAATAATAGGGTAACGACCTTGAGGCCAATCATCCACGGCTATCATTTTCACCACAATAAACAAGGAGGAACATGATGAATGACGATACACTAAAACAAGCGGTAAGAATGAAGCAAGGCATTGAATGCCTTAGCATAAGAGATCTCAATAAGTTAGTAGGTGCTTATATAGTAGGCACTCAACCTAGCTATATAGCTAGGTCTGCTATCAGGGATGTCGCTAAAGAGGAGTTCGTCAAGGAGTACGGAAAGGCTCAGCTATCTTGGGTAGATAAAGCTGAGCAGTACTGCCAAGATACGGAAGCCAACTTCATCCTGGAGTCATTGCATGGCGACAGGATAGAGCGTTTATAATAACCCATAAGTCTGACGGGGCAGACTATAAACAACCCCGACTATTTCTAATCAAGTATAACAAAACAACACGGAGGATAATATGTTAAAATCAAAACCATTCGCAGGGCTTAAGGCAGGCAAGGATACAGAGGGTCAAACCTTTTTCAAGTTCGATGCCGACCATAAGCCTAAGCAGTTTAAGCCAAGGCGTAAGCGTAACAAACCAAGGTTTGCTTTCGTGCTTCAGGCTTTCGATGGTGAGAAATGGAAGGTGATCCGCAAAGATGGATTGCTTATTCACTCCAAGTCATGCAAGGAGGTACGGACTAAGGAGTTTGTTAAGTGTCTACAGGACGGAGGGTTTGTAGCTCAGATGAAGATACAAGTATTCGGTAAGCGTAGTATAACTGACAAGGAATTCTTTTCAACCCCCGTCAGATGGAGGAGTATTGATGCCGTATCAGTCGTCTGAAACAAACAAACAAGGCAGGGGGGAGACATACATCCCTCCTGCCCACTTTAAACTAACACCAAGAGAAAGGATATTATTATGGATGATAGCAGGCTCACCAGTGCAGAAGAAAAAACATTAGATATTATGCTCACAGCAGAGCGTAACTTCTATATGCAGTTCATTAAGAGCAAGAGTGGTGCATTCTGCAACACGGAGTATGAACTTGATGGCGAGTATATCAATGTGAAGATAACACATGGTGTACAGAATGATGCGGAAGACACCAAGGATGTGGTTAGAGATAGGTTAGTGCGATCCACAATGAAGTGGGATAATGAAAACGGAGAACAAGGAGGATATTAATATGAGTATTGATGGATTGATTGTCTATGGTTGCTTTGCAATCGGATGGCTAGCAGTGGTCATTGATATGTTTACATAATGAAACTACATAGAGATTTAAGAAAGGACGAAGAGCCAGAGTTCAGGCAATGGGCAAGGGACAACTTCAAGTTCTTTAATGCGAACGATTACAAGAAGCATATCGGTTCAACATGGCATCCTGTAGTACAGGATGAGTGTGAAAAGATGAGGCTTGAGTACAAGATGGGACTGAAGATGCGACTAGCAGGTGTACCATCTAAGGATGTTGAGTCACATATTCGTGCCATGAGGCAGGGATACGAGGTAATGAATAACACTATAGCATAATGGAATTAAGTTTTAATAACAACATGACACCAGGGCAGAACTTTCTGCGTATGGCTGTCGAACTACAGGAGGAAAAGAAAATGGAGAGACGATATACAAATCTTCTACTCGATCTAGTTCAAGATGGTTCACTAGATAAAGATCATGTCATCAATGCATTCATTAAGTATATGTCGGAGGATGATGTGCAGGACATGATGGAGTACAACGAATTCATTGAGCCTGACCAACTAGACAAGGAGGTAGAATAGATATGGGATTAGATCAATTTGCATATGCAATGAAGGGTGATGATAAGCTAGACATTATGACATGGCGTAAGCATCCAAACCTGCAGGGTTATATGGATGAACTGTGGGAGTCAAAGGATAGACCACTACCTGAAGGCTCAGAGATTGACGAGGATAATATTATGGGTGGCTTCAACTGCATACCTTTGTCTCTCACTATGGAGGACATTGAGGAACTTGAGAGCTGTATGAAAGATGACAAGTTACCCGAAACAGTCGGCTTCTTCTTCGGTGAATCATCTGAGTATCATAAAGAACAGGACGAAGAGTTTATAACCCTAGCTAAGAAGTACCTGCTTGATGGATACGATGTATATTATGACAGCTGGTGGTAAGTATTTATGTGGGTCAAAGTTGAGCAAGGAAACTTCTCCAATTGGTACGATGTTCGCGTCAATGGGGAGCTTATTAACAACGCAAAATCTAAAGCTGAAGCTGACAAGATAGCCGAAGTTATTAGAAGTAAATCAAAAACAAGGAGGAGATATGGCAAAGTGGTCAGATAGTTATCACAATGGAGTAGTCGATGGTGCAACAGCTATCACTAGTCTGATTGATGGTATGGTGCTAGGAAGTATGTCGGCGCGGGATCGTGGTGGTGATCAGTGGAGATACAAACTAATAAGAACAATGGAGATAAGCATACTGCTTGAACTTAAGGAGAAAATTAAACCACACTTAGTAAAGGAGGAATTAGGTTATGGCAAAGAGGGGTAAAGCGAAAGAGGATAAGCGATTTAATGAGGGGTTTCAGAGTGGGCTAGAGTTTGGTAAGTCAAGGGCATTCTATTTGCTAAGGCAAATCAAGGAAGGCTTTGATGATGCCATCAATGATGCCACTATGTGGGACGATATGAGTGATGGTAAAGCAAAGAAGGCAACAGCTATGGTGCAAAGAGAGACGGCAGTGTTCATTACTACATACTTCCTAGACACATGGGATGATAATGGTGAGGAAGAGAAGATGCCTGACCAAAATTCAGCACCAAATATAGTACCATTTAAGGAGGAATCTACTGATGATGACACCTGATATTGAGACCGAAGATTACTTTGGTATGTCACCACAAGCAGTGCAGGAGATAATGCACAAGGAACACAAGTCACTGATAGACGCTAGGAATTACGCACAAGAGATGATGAAGGAGGCAGAGGGTGAGGACTGGTCTTACAAAGCATTTCATTATCTTGGTGCAGTATCAATATTAATAAGAGCAATAGATGAACAGGTTAAATAATCAAACACTATTTGATATGGATGAATACACAGAGAAGGATCGTGTCGCTTCTGTAGCTAGGAGATTATACTCCGAGTATAAAGATGTAAGACGACCCGATAGAACTAGGCTATGGAAAACTTACACTGCTATGCAGAGTGTACTTAGTGTAGCCATAAGAGAGAACGCTATCCCTTTCTTTAGTAAAGGTAGGGCTAAGTATTGTAAGGACAGTGACGCTAGAAGATTCCTAGATGAGTATATCGATACAAGGATACACTCTAATGGTAACACTAGGTCACCTATTGAGGAGATAGAAGTAGCGAAGCCAAGTAAGGTAAGATTTAATATTATCCAAAGGCTATTAGGGATTAACAAAATAGTTGGCTCAATCAATCACTTGGTTGATGTTCAACTTAGAATGCTGGAGCAAACCAATGAGCTTAATGAAGTATGGAAACCATCCTCTAGAAGTAACGCTTCCAATGGATCAACTGTTGGAGCTGATGCGCAAGGAGGCAATTGAGATAGATGCGTGGAGATTACGAGGGCAAGGTGGTGTTAGCGAAGCAGGTCTTCAAGAGGTTCTTGAAGGATGTGAAGTTGCACCCCGAGATAGTACCTCGATTGACTCAGGTAGCTATGGACATGAACAAACAGGGTAATGGCAGGAGTATACTTGTCATACATGATAACGATAACAAGAAAACGGAGGTATATATAGATGGCGAAACTACTAGTTAAAGAATTTGTAGATTGTGCGAGAGCATTAGGTCTAGCAGGTGCATCAATTAAGTCAGCGTTCAGTAAGTTCCTTGGAGAAGCAGGGTACGAATCACTTAATGATTACAAGGCGAGAGCAAGTGAGGTAAAGCAGGCTGAGAACTTTAAGCTTTGGACTGCATTACTTACAGAGAATATGAGTGTGTTCAAGTGGGCTACTGATAGCGGTGACATCATAGATGACTTCGGTAGTGGCAAGAAGTCCAGGATTGCTGAAGTCCTAGATGAGGAAGATGAAGAAGGTTTCCCAACGCCCCACCCTATGGAGGAAGAGGTTACTATCGGAGATCTTACGGAGGACAATGAGTTGCAATTGCCTATGACAAATAAGGAGGAGAAGTTTGACAAGCTCTTAGATGTACTAGGTAACATAGGTAAAGAGGGACAGAAGCAAGCGGTGTATGATGATGCATTGGTTGAGCGTGTTGATGAGGCGTGTGAAGTAACGCATCAGAATACCAAGGTTGTTAATCGTATGGTGACGCAACTTGCTACACATATAGCTGATGAGAACTTGCACAAAGGTGGTGCAGTACCATCATTTAAGTTGCAGTTCGCTGAAGCACCTGAGATACAGCACGAAGCACCGCTTCACTACAAGTTTCCACTTGTTGCAGCAGCTGTAGCCAACAGGATACCAACCATGATCGTTGGCCCAGCAGGTTGGGGTAAGACTTCAACCATCAAGGCGTTGGCTGAGGTGATGAAGCAATCATGGTATAACGGCAATCAGGATGTCGAGTATATCATTCAATCCATCGGCCCACAGACATCGAAGGCTGATATACTTGGGTACATGGATGCCAATGGTAAGTATGTCGAGAGTCAGTTTCGCAAATGCTTTGAGCATGGATTGATCTATGCTTGTGATGAGGCAGATGCAGGTAGTGCAGGTTCACTAACCCTGCTTAATCAAGGCTTTGCTAATGAGGAGTGTAGCTTTCCTGACAATGGTATGGTTCAGAGGAGTAAGGACTTTGTTCCTTTGTTTCTTGCCAACACTTATGGTCAAGGTGCTAACGCTACTTATGTAGGTAGGAATCAGTTGGATGCAGCTACCCTAGACAGATTCGCAGTTGTTGAGTACGACTACGATGAGGCATGGGAGGGTAGGATCTGCGGAGTAGACAGAGAAGGTAACCAACTAAAGATGGAGGCAGGTGGTAAACGCACCAAAGAAGAGTGGGTTGATTATGTGTGCCGTGTTCGTGCCGCTGTTGACTCGCTTGCTGTTCGATGTGTTGTGTCACCGAGAGCATCCATCAATGGTATCAAACTATTGGAGGCAGGAGTAGGGTTTACTCATGTCAGTAATATGTGTGTGTGGAAGGGTATGGACTCTGCCACTCGTGCAAAAATCACTAACGAAATGGATAATTAATATGGGAGTTAAAGGAAGACCGAAGAAAAAGAAACCACCGATGTACACATACAGAGTTAAGTACGATGTTATAGGTTCAGCGGAAGGTACAGTATATATAACGCTTGAGAATGATGGTGAGTGGGATGTGCAAGATCCATCTAATCCACCTGCGGATATGATCCATAGGTTGAAGGAGACCATTGAGCAGAATGTGGAAGGTGATCAGAAGATATGCATCGACAATCCGTATGGTGGTATATCATATCACGAGGTTGAGGATGGTAACATAACGCCAGACTATGAAGATGCACAGGATGAGTGGACTTATTATCCATCCAATGTGGAGATCAAGGACTACGAAGTTGTCACTGATAGGATAGAACGAAGGACGCAGTCAGATCCATTCGTAACTAGGATGGAAGTATATCACCCACTAAATCACAAGCTAGATGATTCAGCAGCCTATACAATTAAGGTAGGTAAGAATACAGTGAGGATATGGGCTGAGCCTAATCAACATACAAGGACTGAGATCGAGGGATCAGGTCTGAACTCAAGCGTAGTTAATAACATAATAGATAGTATAGCAGATGGGGACTTCAAGTTCCCAGGCTTTGAAGGTGAACACTCAGATACAGATAACATAAGGAGATTATATAATGGCATTCTATAAAGCAGGGCATGAAACTTGTAGACGAGAGCTTGAAGATATCAAGCGTGGTGATACTGAATACACCTTAGTTCGTAGGCATAGTAAAAACTTCAGTGACTTCCTTACATTCTGTAAGGATCAACCCGATCTATGCACATACTTCGAGAGTAGGAAGGAGGATAGATCTAGTAGGAGAGAGGAGGATGATGATGATAGTTGGACAGGTACACCGAACTATGCCAAGTGTCAGGAGCTAGCAGAGAATGGATGGTCTGATGGTCTTAAGTATGTCGAGGAGGTTCGAGAGAAGATGAGCCGAATTGTTGCATCCAAGATCAAAGCATTCCATCCTAGACTTGCTGATGCAGGTGACGAGATTGACATAGGTGCATTCGTAGAGGGTGACCCCGAACATTGGATTGAGTTCCACGAGATAGATAAGGATGGGCCAGGCGGTAAGATTGTGCGAGTGCTTGTTAATGTTGCAGTGTCATGTAGTGTTGACAAGAAGTACTTCATCCATCGTGGTGCAGCTGTTGTTGGATTGATGGAGGCACTGCAAAACTGTGGTTATTCTGTTGAGCTAACACTGCTGTCTACCACAGAGCATGGCAATCATATACATCAGTATGAGATACCAGTGAAGCGACCAGATGAACACCTTGATGGTGACCGCTGTTCATTCATGGTGATACATCCATCTATACTGAGACGCTTAGTGTTCTCTGCTAAAGAGCAAGAGGAAACTGATGATTACACATCGGGCTATGGTATACCAACCGAGATTGTGGGTGCTACTGACAAGGACTTCGTGTTCGACAGGATGCATGGTGGTGATGACTTCGAGCCATTCGAGTCTGTCGAAAGCTCAGCTGACTATATGCTTAAGATGCTTGTCGATAGAGGATTGGTATCGGTAGAAGAATGAGAAACCTATTAATGAAAGTGTTTGGTAGTATATTGTTTGCTTGGTTCTTAAGGCTAGGCAAACTTTTCTACAACACGATAGCGATAAGAAGTGATGTGAGTGCGGCACACTTCGCCCATAGTGATTGGGATATGTACCACTCAATGGAAGAGTACATCAGTGATGATGACTTCATAACAAACGATAAGCAAAAACAAAAACAAAAAACAAATGATTGATTTAAGTGACCTACAAGGTGGCGGTGGTAAGAAACCTGCCAAGAAGAAACAAGACAAACCCTTACTTAATGGTGTGACCGCCGATGTGGTGGACATATTCTGCCAAGGTAATGGCATAAAGAAAGAGGGTGAAGCATTAAAGAAGCAACCTGAAGCAGAGATTAAGGAAGCATACCTAGATGAATTATTCCATAGGAATGCAGGGGTAGCTGAAGCAGCCAAAACATTCCAAGCTTCTGGATCTGCACCTCAAGATAGAGTTACTGTATATCACAGCTCAGCTTGGGCGAGGGCAGTATTACAGGATGGCACTGAGGCAGACCCGAAGGGTGAAGCAAAGCTCAGGGCATTGAAGGATATAACCGACAAGAAATTCAACAAGTGTTTCGAGGAGCATTTGGAAATCAAGATGGACACAGGTGAAGTACCTAAGGGTCTTCGTGATGAGTTCATTCTGGATATGATTGCTGTACTTAATAAGTATAACCAAGCACATACTCTCCGAAAGATACTGAAACTGACACCTGCATTTGAGGCAGGGAGGTATGAGTTGCTTAGCCCATCTCAAAACCTGCAAGTCAATCAGCATATGCCAATCAGCGTTATCTGCAAATGAGTATATACGAAGGAGTAATGGACTGCTATGGTGTCGAGTCATTCGTGCCTAAAGAAAAAGCAGATGGATTTCTGAAGATCAGAGCAATGGCAAACGCACAGCGTCATGCCTTATTCTATCAGGTGGATCTGACTGATGACGAGAAGAAGCAGGTTGATGAATACCTTGCCGACCAAGATTGGGAGAAGGCTTGTGTGTATATAAAGAACAAGCAGACCTTTGTTAATCATGGGCCAGGCAAAGATAAACTAATACCCAACAAGGAACTAGATCCTTGGGGATGAAGAAGATACCAATAAAGAAACTACTATGGAGGGCAGTAACTATGTCATTTGAACACGCATTTGAACACCTTGAGGTGGAGCATAACAATAAATACTATTCAGTGTTTGGTTGCTTGGAGATTGAACCCGAAGACAATTCATTCTCGTATGATTATGGAGAGCAGACCAACCTAACACATGATCCTGGCACAAGCTTTGACATAGAGAATGTTGTCATTGATTGCATCAAGGATGAAGATGATAAAGATATTGAACTAACCAAAGGTACACTGCTGGATTTTGCAGATATCATAAAGGATTGGTTCAATGAAAACGGATACGATTCACTGATGGCTACTCTTAATAGCCACATTGAATCAGCGAAAGAAGAAGCAGCAATTGCTAGATATGAATCACAAATGGAGGACGACAGATGATAACAGAACTATCTAAGATACGAGGAATTATCCCACCATCATACCCTGCACGACCACATAAAGGTGGCGTGCCTTTGGGTGTTGCATGGAAACAAATGAACCACAAAGAGATTGTATATACACCAAAGTATAATGGTTGGCGTGTGCTACTTAATGTACCGACAGGTGTGTGCTACAATCGGAAGCTTGAGCTACTAACAATAGGTGATGAGTTCAAGGAAGCTATATACAAGATACAGAAATGTTGCCCTCAAGATATAGAGTGGCTTGATTGCGAGGGGTTAGAGCGAAGGCATGGTATAGGTAAGGGTACATTAATTGTGCTAGACTTTATACCTACTCCTGTTGTTCAGCATGAAGCACTTGACATATCCTATGAGGATAGGCAGTCGGTACTTGGTGTTGCTTTGCATAAGGTTAACGACCTTGATGTAATGTCCAAGCCATCTGAAGATTCAGTATACTTCGCACCTCATTTCAATAGTGATGAGGTTAGGGTGCTTAACTCAATGCTTAAATCTCGCAATGAGAAATGGGATGCCGAGTTCTATGAGGGGTGGGTTGGCGTAAAAGCTAGCAGTAAGTATCCGCTTCAGCTAGTTGGTGACGACAAGAAAGCTTTGCATTGGACAAAGCACAGATGGGATAGTTGATATGTGGTTACTTACACCTCAAGGTATGCTGAGTTGCACTGAGTATCCTAAAGACTCTGACTACATACAGGTCAGAGCAAGGGATAAGAAGCAACTATTAGCATGGATAAGAAAAGTAGATGTTGATATTGAGTATGACAGCAAGGATGTAATTGAGAATCCAAGAAAGGATTATCAGTTTAGGGTAATAGTAAAGCGTGATCTGTTTGCAGACTGGATGTGCAGATACGCAGGGAATATAAACTATACAAACTTCAAGACCAAAGCTACGAACGAGAATGGATATGGTGATTATGTGAGGATGCTTGGTAGGATATGGGAAGATGGTATGGAAACACTAGGACAAAACAAGGAGGAATATTGGGGACAATGAGTTATGACTTAAGCATTAGGAGAGACGGCACACTTAGCGTAAGCGAAGTTCGCCTTTCGAGTTTAAATAAATGGCAACATATCAATGTGTTGCGCAGGTTGAAGGACGAAACACCTGTGGCTTTGTTAACCGAAAGCCATAGTAGATCGGCAATGAAAGATGCATTGCGATTGAGTGATGAAGGTGAAGTTAATATCGAACCTCTTGCTAGGGAAGGAATCAATGCTTCACTTAAGCAGGGTGAAGAATACAATGCACCGATAAGACCGCCGACAGATCAGGAGTTGGTGGCATATGCCGATGAGCTAGGTAAGCTTAAATGCATTACGCAGTTTGGTGAAGGTGAAGGTATATCACTGCAAGTAGGTAAAGAGTATGACATAAGGACAGGGTCAACTCAGTTCACAGAAAGGTTTACTCGTAAGAAACCCTACTATGATGAGGAAGAGGGCGTGATGAAAGTCATCGAGCATACCTGTGAACTAACAGGTGTGGATAGGTATATCAGAATGATGGATGATGATGGTCAGTATCACTTCTTCAGAGATAGACCTGGCAAGCATGAGAACCAACACCATGAGTCTGAACTATGGAGATACTTCAGTAAGCCCGAAGTTAAGACAGTAAAGGAAGCATCCCCTAAGAAGTATGAAGAGAATCTGCTAGAGATGTCAGCATTCGAGGCGATGGCAGGCTTCCAATACTATGAGGGACAGCGTGATTACTATGCAAGAATGGGCATCAAGGACTATGGACTTGTGGCGGCTGATGTTGGCACGGGTAAGACACTTGGTGCATTAACCCTTGCTTGGCTTAAAAAAGCAGAGCGTATACTTATCATGGCTCCAAAGGGTACTGTTGAGAATGAGATGGGTGATAAGCAGGAGTTTGATCCTGCTCAATGGGTGGGTGAGATCCAAAAGTTCTGCCCGTATTACCCTGTACGAACCCTGTTCAATGCTGATGATTACAAGAAAGCATATGCTGAGCGTGATGAAGATGGCAAGCTACCAAGTGGTATATATATTACATACCCATCAGCATTCCTTCGCAACAACGCACTTGAATGCCAGCCTGGAACATGGAAGAAGAAGACTTCAGTGCAAAGAGAATATGACTTCAGGGATAGGATGAAGATGGATACTAAGTTCGACCATGATGGTGATCATTTTTGGCGTGGTCTTGGTATGTCTGACAAGAGGACAGGCATTCAGTGTATCGCTAAGCCTTCACTTGCTACTCAATGCGGTAGTCATTTTGATATGGTCATCATAGATGAGGCACACTTAATGCGTTCACTGCATTCAATTCAAACCAAAACCTTACTTAAGTTACAACCAAGATATAAGTTCTGTCTGTCTGCTACACCAATACCAAATCAGGTTACAAACATATTCCCTATACTTGGATGGCTCTCTGTTCCTGAGTGGTACATGGGGGACAAGAGGAACGCAGCATTCCCCTATTCTATTAATGAGCATAGTCAGTTCGAGAGGCAGTTCATGTCGCAAGAGTTTGACAGCTCGGAAGAGAAGAAGAGGAAGCGTGAAGATCCTAATTGGAATGGCAGAATTAAATCCAACTCTGCTGTAATATCCTCACCATCTAGGTTACTCAAGTTAATCAAGCCTATACTTGCATACATTGGTAAGGAGGAATGCAATCCCGACATTGTAAAATGTAATGTGCAGGACATCAGAGTGCCAATGGGTGCTGAGCAGATGGCTCTGTATGCTAAGTATATCAATAGGAAAATGTTTGTGCCGAAGGATATACCCAAGAAGGAGAGACGCGAGAAACAGAATGCACTTATGGCTGCCGCATTACGGCAGACTAATGCACTGCGTTCTATATGTGCCTCACCAAAGGATGGGTTCAAAGGTATCAAGGATGAGGATGTTGATATCTGCACTAGTAACTTCAACCCTAAGATAGTTACTGCATTAGAAATAGTTAAGCAGAATCTAGATAAGGGAGAGCAGACTGTTATTGTATATGCTAGAACAGGACAGGGTAATGAGCTTGCCTCTAGGTTATCCCATGCTGGCGTTAAGTTTAGCAGGATTGATGGTACGCAAAGTAAGCACGCCGTAGAATCATCCCACTTTAAGAAAGGTAACACTAAGGTTATGCTCATGGGTATAAGTTGCGCGCAAGCTTACAGCTTTGAGAATTGCCCTAACCTTATAGTTACATCATTGGATTGGGGATACGGAACATTGTATCAAGCACTTGGTCGCATCTATAGACTGAACTCACCGAAGGAATGCAATGTATATGTGTTGCTATTCGAGAACACTATCGAGGAAGCCATCTTCGATAGGGTATCAACTAAACAGGATGCGGCTACGCTGTGCTTACATGGCAAAAGAATTGATAAGGATTACAAACAAATGGATGCAAGTGAGGTACTTGCTGAACATATAATAAGCTTCACCAATAATGGTAGAGCTAAACCAGAGTCAGTATGCGAGCTTGAATGGGATAAGCTAAGCACTGCAATTAAGGAGGCAAATGTATAATGGGAGATAAGATAGATAACGATGAACCTGAGTGGCCTTGGGGTTTCTTTAACACCGAGTATAGAGAATGGGCAGAGCATAATCGTGCTGCCAATACTGCTGAGTCACAAGGTAGTGCAATTAAAAAATGGATATCCGAATACCTAGATGTAAGGCATAAGCTTAATGACATTAAACCAGAAGATGTTAGCAAGTATATCAATGCTAATGATGGCGTTGGTTTATCACAGCGTAAGTTTAGGCTTGCGTCTGTCAGCTCGTTCCTGTCGTTGGCTAAGTCTCGTGGGTACTGCAAGGGTAATGTAGCTGAAAAGCTCAGGGTAAACATGAAGAAGCTTACGACCAAGCAAAAGGAGAAGAGACTAAAGATTCCTTTCTCAAGGAAGGAGTTTCAGTATGTGCAACTTCACCTGCATGATATGCAGCATCGTGGAAACAATAGGTTCTGGCACTATGCAACCACTCTGTCCTATTGGACGGGGCTTAGGTTGATAGATTGCGCAAGCCTAGAGTGGGAGGATGTGATGGCTGTCGATAATCACTTAGTGGTGTGGACAGCCAAGGCAGGTGACAAGAATCATGCAAGGGTTGCCCTTCCGTTAAAGCATGAGATGCTTGGTGGTGGTCAGCTTATTGATGTGTTTAATGGATTGCTTGATTTGTATGACCCAGAGTGTCCACACATCTGGCCTAAACAGGAGATGATGATGAACGATGTAAAGAAAAGATCGCTATTACCTCAAGAGTATATCCGTAATCTAAGAAGGATTAAGATCATGGATAAATCTTTTCACTGCCTCCGTCATTCATTTGTTACTCGGCTTCGCAAGAACAAGGTATCACTTGAGGACATTGGTAAGTTGGTAGCACATACCTCAACAGGAACTACGGAAGTATACGACCATGCATGATGAAGATTTAATGGAGCAGGCACTGCACTGCTTTGAGAAAAGAGCAAGGCGTAAGTTCTTGCAAGGAGTAAAGGAACATAATCCAGATGGCAACAAAGGACTTGAGAAGATGACACTCAGACAAAAGGTTCAAGCTTGCCAGGAAGAAGTTATGGACTTGTGGTTTTACTTAGCCTCTATAGAACAAGAGGACGAATGACTTTTGCGTAATGAGTCAGGGGCATAAGAACAAGTACGACTGACACGGGATGTGTTCCTCCGAACAGATATTGCATCCTAGAAGGGATAAAGCTTTGTCAGAAGCCCAACCTGCTTGATGCCTTTGGCTTTGTAGCAACATGACAAGGGGGTTTTGATTTGACCTCCCTCCTCTCCTCTTATTGGGGGGAGAGGAAAACTTTTTAAGACTCCGCTAGCCCCTTGGAGGTGGACAGCGTGGTTCAGTGCTGTGAAAGGATATACCAGCCGCTCGGTGAGTAGACCATAAGCGATCCAAGTTGGGGGATCTCATATGAAAGATGAACGACTCAACTACCAATCAGTACATAACACCATGACATAACTATGCAAACATTCTTACCTTACCCAGACTTTTACGACTCACATATGTGCCTCGATAAGAGTAGGCTGGGTAATCAAGTATATCGTGAGGGTCTCACCCTTCTCAATGGGGGGTGGGGCAATCATCCCGTATCTAAGATGTGGGTAGATTACAAACCTGCACTCGCACTGTACTGCTTAGCAGGTGCTTTAGCCATGAAGGATCGTGGCTGGTATTCTGAGGAAGTAACCAATCGATGGATGGATCGGTTCAGCAGTGTGTATAGACAGCTAGAAGAGGCAATACCTTTTGAGTATCCACCTTGGCTAGGTAATATGCAACTGCACATGAGTCACCGATCAAACCTAATCAGGAAAGACCCTGAGTGGTATGGTCAGTTCGGGTGGAAGGTAGGCCCAGGATGGGACTACTGGTGGCCTAGCGTCTGTTAGGGTTATGTGCAGGAGGATTGATCTTATCAGACAGTAACTTCAGAAGAAGTTCTTGTTCCCCCTTGCTGAGGTCTTTTGATATTTGTCCCATCAACACCCTTGGCCCTGGTAACTTTGGCTTTTCAGTTTTTGGTTGGTTATCACTCATAAGTTTTTTAAGTATGTTCTTCATTGTATATCAGTGCAAGATTTATTTTTATTTCGCCACGGGCGAGGGGAATTGTTTTTGTTGATAAGGATGAGGGGGGCAAGTTACATCCTGAGTATCCCACATCCATGCCAATGTAAGTGCGTGATCAACCTCTGTCTCTTCCTTGCATCCATTGATGGGTAAATCTAATGTTTGTCTGATAGCTCCTTCGATGATCGAATATGATCTATCTGGTATTGTGCTATCCTGTTGTTTGTTGTTTTGTTCTCGCATATAAAACAATTAAGTTTTATGTCGTGGCAATGCAACAAAAACCAACCTCTTTCTGTAGCACATTTGCCACACACTGGATATGTAGTAGATTCATCTAGCCAGTCTGGCCACTTATTCCACCATGGCTCCTCATCCATTGATGCGCTTGAATATATTATAGTATATCCTTTGATTATTTTTATTGTGTGAGTGCAGTGGTATCATCGACAGAAAAAGAGATGCAGTTAATTTTTCCAGATACAATCTTTCTTGCTCGTTAAAAATTCTTTTCTCCCATTCGTTGAACATATGTTCTATAGCCTGACATCCATCATTGAATATCTTAATGTCATCCCCGACTATTGAGTATAGCTCAACATCAATGAAGTCATAATAGTAGTTAAAGGAATGCTTCAGCTTAGCCCAATCGTAATACTTTGACCCCAAGATTTCACCTCTTGGGTCAATCATTATTATATCCTCCGCCCGCCCATCCCAAAATAAATTAGACAGGAAATAATCTCCGTGCATTATGGTGGTTGTTGTATCTAGTTGCCTCCCCATTTCCTCAAGTTCAGATAAAAAATTATCTACATCCAGACCTCTACTTCTAGTGCGTGTCTTTTCCAGAATAAAATCAAATGACGAGTAGTTGTACTGATACGAAATCATTTGCTTGTATGTTCCAATGCAAGCACTTAATATTTTTTCCCACAATTGCTCACACCTATCTAGGAAAAGAAAGAGTTCTCTTAGTGTAGGTAGATTTATCTTCTGCATTTTATAGCTCGCTTCATCACCATAGAAGGAGCTGCTAAGCAGCTTCGGTGTCTTTGCCTGCAACTCTTCTGGTATATTGTTATACCATGAGAATTCATTAATAAGCTTTTGCCTTTTATTCGATGCCTTTATAGCGACACCCCTATCAAATTTAATTGAATTAAAATCCCTGCAGTTTTTAATGTTTCGGTTCTCGAAATATTTTTCCACACTACCAAAGTCTATCGTCTCTATTTCATGGGATAAGAATTTTTGATTCATTAACTGTAATGCAGTTGATAGTGCATACTCGTCTTGAGTCTTTAGTTTTTCTTCCAACTGCTTATCTATTGCCGCCCTTAAGCTATCCGCTTCTTTGATAAAATAAATACCAGTCAAGGCTACATCTGTGCTTGGCTTACTAGAAGGTTTCTCTATGAATAAGCCCTCTTCCTTATCAAGCATACACCAACGAGACCAGTCTTTAACTTTTTTGGTAGACACCCAGTTATCAGAGCAACTTGGTACTGTCCCTTTTACCATCATATCCCCTAGTAGAATTAAGGCAGATTGACCTTTTGTCTTTTCTAAAGCTGAGAGTACAGAAGCTGAAAGCCCCTCTTCAGTTATTGGCTTAATCAATGTTGCATCCTGATTGTATATCTCAAGAACTTGTTTGATTTTTAATTCCTGATGGCTAGCTACTACATATACTTCATCGCAGCCCTGTTCTTTAAGCCATTGAATATTATAAATAAGCAGTGGCTTCTCTCTGTACGGAAGGATGCACTTAGGATATTCTTTGCCAAGCTCAAAAAATCTTGTTCCCTTTCCTGCACATGGAAGTATGCCGATCATGCGAGTGTATCTAAGTTCTCAAGTAGCATCGCTGGTGTCATCGCTTTGTCGTCTACATAAGCACTCGCCCATGTCTTACCCAGGATTAGCTGATCGTAGGGAATATCATACTTGATGCAAAAGCTATCAATCTCTGCCCTAACTTCCTTTGCTACAGTATCTATGTAGCCATTACTTCTGCCCATGCCTCTTGCTGTGTGTAAAACTATTGTCCAGCCCTTAGCCTTCAGTAATTTTATTGCGTCCACAATCTCTACAATTGGTTTACTGTTTTTGTAATCCCTGTTCTCAGTTGTTAATATTGTATCATCAACATCAAACACTATAACTTTATCGGGACTCACCAACCAAGCTCCTCTCGTGGTATGAACTTTGTAGGCACGTGCTTCCTCCAATTGATAGGCCATTCCTGAAAGTCACTCATGGTCTTCAGGGATAACCATCCTGGCCCTAGGTGTCTGGATAATAAATTTTCCTGGCAGTCTATTGTATATCCGTGATCAATCAAGTACTGATATTTAGGGCTTTGCGTTTTTAGATTTGCATTGTTTGCCATATAAGACTCAGACTTAGCGTTTGCAAGTCTGTAGTCCCAACCTGAAGTTAAGTGTTTTTTTATATCCCCTTTAGGCTTAGAACTCTTTCCTTCAAAATAACTTATTATAGAGAATTGATCTCCCATAAAGGCATAGTCCAGATCACTTGCATCATCGGGGAATATGGCATGAAAGTTAGTGAACACTTTGGGTTTCCCTATAGTGAATTTAGGAGTGAATAAAGTTTCAAATCTACAAGCTAGTATCTGATCGTAGGTCTTATCCTCAGTTGCTCTCTTGATTCCCTGCAAATATCTCTTGCCATCCTGCATAAACATACGATGCTTCTTGGCAACTGTCACTTCTTTGAGCCTTGTGTATTCATTGTCATACCATTTATAAAAAGTCTCAACCATCCCATCAGGATAAGTGAAGCCTCGTTTTATATGAGTGTTGTCATTGATATCATTTAGCTGAGTGTGTATTGCTATATCGAAAGTCCATTCGTTGACATTTGGATATACAACACGTTCATAAAACCAATCCCTGTAAACTTCTTCACACCTTGGTTGACCAGCAAAAACAATCAGCATTTTTTTCATTGACCCCATAACTTAAAGTCCTCCTTGTAATACTCATTAAGTATATCAGTAGCCTGATCATCGATATTAACCTTGCGAGGTTTGGATTTGTTTTGATGTGGTATTTTTATATTAAACCTTTCAAAGGACTCTTCGTGATCCCCTAGCTTTATTATATGATCCACCGCTATACAACCAGACTTGTCCCGTACATAATCAACCTGAGGTCTGGTCATCATGTAGCTCCACGGGTCTTGCGCAGGCAGGCTTTTGCAAAAACCTAAGAAGCTTGAATGTTTGGTATGCCCGATCCAGTTGTAGTATGATATTGCCCTAGAGACTGGCTCTCTTATCAATGCGAATGTTTCGTAACCAAATAGATCGCTACCATCTTTATGAATGTAGTAATCAGATAGCATCATGTGGGTATACTTTCCTTCCTTATCCTCATCTCCTCCTATATGAAATAAATCGAAGCTCTCTTTGGTGTCTCTTTTAATTCCCTCTTCATCTAGAAAGGCAGACTCTACCGACCAACCCCCGCACTTTGGTATGTGAATGTAGATACATTTATGCTTGTGAATTATCATGGCCTTCTTTTGTATATTTTTATTAACTCGGAAGCTAAATCTTTACCCTTCCACTCATCCTGCTTTTTTGTAGTCGATTGAATCAGGCCAAGCCTGCCTGCACTGTGATATATTTTTTCCGCTGCCTTTAGAACATCTCCCCCTGTATTCCAATATGCATCCTGCCAGTGCATTAACTCTTCTTGATGGTAGTCGTTTATGTCCCCACCATACACCCAGTATAAAGAGTATTCAGTAGTTCCACGCGATATGTAATCCGCAACATCGTGGTTCTCGCACAAACTTTTTAACACATCTGTTTTTAAAAACATCGGGGTAACAGTGCATCTTATTTCTGGTAGAGGTTTACCTAAAAGCTCTGAAGCCTTTTGCCACCATAACTTTTGGTCTCCCGTTATCTGCCTTTGATGCGACCAAGAAAGGAATGGCTTGCCTTGTGGCATCAGCAAATTGATGTGTCCCTCAAAAAGAAACACGCAATCGGAATCCATAGTGAGTATCCAAGGTGTGTCAACAAAACGCCATGACTCTAGCTTTATTAGTTGTTGCTTGAGCCATGCACCACTTATGCCTTGCGGATGCCAGTCTACATCTTCCATGTCGGGAACACCAAGCATACTATCCTTTATTACTTTTGCGGGGAGATATTCCGTTGGCAGTGGGTCTATGTCTTCATTGGTTATTACCAGCAACTTACATCCCCTGATTTTGTCAAGGGATGGTCTGAGTATATTATTGAATAACCTAACATCATACTGACCTTTAATCGGTAGCACTATTGTTACATCATATTTGTCTGTATATTTCACTTCGCTTTACCTCCTTAATGAATGTTTTCATAGTAAATTTGCCTGACTTCCGTAGCTCAGATAGGTAGCTCGATGCTTCTTTGATATGACCAAGTAAACCATGAACCTCACTCAGGTCATTGAAGTATAGTGGGTATTCGTCTCCGAGATACTCTCGTACTGCAGGATGATCCTTAACAATAATAGGAACCTCCCTCTGGATGCACTCAAGCACCGTATTGTTCGCACTAGTATCCCATAGATCTAACAGCACAACTGAGTTACACAGTAGCGTGTCGTAATCATCGTTAGATAAATTATATAAATGATTTATTTCAGGCAGTTGAATGTTTAGATGATCCACCTCAAGATTAAGTCTTTCGTTTACATATTCTATAGGCTTGCTATCTTTCTTGTAAGGCCAAAGCTTAATCTTTGTCCAGCCCTTTGGAACTTGAACTGTATATATTGATGTCTGCTTCCTCAGCCACCAACCCACACTAACAAGCTGCTTTGCGTGACCCCTCCATTTAGCCACATCCTCATCGGGGTATGGGTGAAGTATAGACTCAAAGGTCTTACCTGGATACCTCTCTCTTAATCCTTGTGCATGATACTCAGACATGGTGTATATACCAATGCAGGACTCAAGGCTTTCCTCAAACAACTTGTCGCCATTGCCGTCCCATGCTGGCTTATACCAGTCAGGCATATTGTGCGGGTTATGGATGAAGCCAACCCAAGGTTCGGTAATTGGTATATGATTGTTCTTCTCGTTCTTAAACCTAAACCAATCGAATACACTCTCAATAAACGTTTCGCAGTAAACACCACTGTCATTATGCAGAGGCTGCATTGCCTCAAGAACTTTAAGCCACCCACCCCTGTGTGTCTTGAGTGCAGGCTGATGCCCTAAATTAAATTTTCCATCCGAGTATGACTTGCTGAACACGGCTTCGCAGTTCCCCCAGTCATCCTTTGATTCAGTCGTTTCTATCTTATGGTTACTAGTATCACCCGCCCACCTGCTACCCTTGGTGTCGATTTTCATGTCCTTAATAAAACCAAGTATATCTTCTGGCAATCGCTTGAGCCACCAGTCCCTACGCTTATCATATCTATTCTTAAGCTGAGCAAATGCATGGCTGTATGTCGCGGGATCAAAGTGTTGATGTA